TACCAAAAGAAAAGTATGAAAATATAATTAAAGGAACTTATAATAGAACAGAAAAATATCATAAGAAACCTTCTAATAGAAAAAAAACATTAAAAAATTATTTATAATTTACATATTTAAAAAATCGGCGTTTTAAATGTGCAAAGGTGTAAAAATTATTTTATTTTCTTTCATCATATTTATTATATTATTATAATCGTCAATATTTGGTTCTAATAATATAATAGTTGATTCAATACCTAAATAAGACATTTTATCAATATTATTTTTTTTATATAATTTTGAACAATTTATATCATATAATTTTTTTGGAATAAGTAATCCATTACTTAAATATTTTTCATATATTTTTTTATAATATTTTATAATATCTTTTTTATAAAATACTAAACAACCAACAAACGGTGATGCAGGTGTATTAATATTAAATAAATTAAAAAAAGTTTCTTTAATAACAATCATATCAACATCTATTTGTAATATTTTTTTATAATTAGTTAATTTTAAGCAATTAATTTTGGTAAATGCTTTAGAATATATATATTTTATTTTTTCTTTAGAATGTTTAATATTTTCTATTCCAATTTCAATATATTCTATATCAATAACTTTATCATAATATTGTAATAAATCTTGTTTTGCTTCATATGATATATCATGTGTAACCATACATATTAAATCAATTTCTTTTCTTAATTTTTTATTAGCACATTCTATTGAATAAGCTAAAGTAATACATCCAGGTAAATAATCATCATTAATCATTAATAATGTAGTAACTGCATATTGTTTTTCACCATTATTATTTAATAATGTTTCAGGTACACTATCTATATATCTTTTCATTATACTATATATTATAAATAAATAATATTTATAATATTATGGAAAACATGATAACTATATTATATAGATTTTTAATTTTTTAAATTATAAAAAAATAAATTTATTTAGCTTCTGATTTGGATTGGGTTTCTGTGAAAAATTTCCAAGCAGCTAAACCACCTGCAATTTGAGCACCAATGTATACAATTGCATCATTTTGTTTTATGTCACCTTTAGCGAAAAACATTGCGGTAACACTGGGATTAAAGTGACCACCACTTACAGAACCAAAAGCACCGATACAACCGATTAATGCAATACCAATTATAAGAGGAGCGATAGAGCCCATTGATGAACCCTTAGCAGTTGCCATAAGGATAGCAGTAAGGAAAACAAAAGTTCCAATAAATTCAACAGCGTAATTAAGCATTATAATACTATATATTTTAATTTTAAATTATTAAATTATTAAATTATTAAATTATTAAATTATTAAATTATTAAATTATTATATAAAGAGATTTACTTTTATCAAAGTAAATGTCAGAAACCGATTCATCTACAAGTTCTGCATCAGATGATATGCTTGCTAACAATAATAATACTGATTTATTAGAACCAATCATGTGTACAAATAATAGTTTTGAAATTTGTATATTAAGAATCTTACATATTCTATTTAGTGAGGATAATACTATAGTACATTCTAGATTACATCAGTACATGGATAATAGTATGTGGTGCGATACTATCAAAGAATATTTTTATGATAATCCAGGAGTTATGAAAGATGCTACTTTTTATAAAACAATTACAGGATGCAATATATTAGAAAAATGGGTAGCCATATTATATGATAAATTTAATACTATGACTCATGAACTAAATAATTTTATTAATTTTATGTTCACTACATTTCCTTTATTAGAAAAAGAAGATAGTAATATAATGACTATATTAAATAATATATATTCTCAATTAAATAAAAAAATAGGTATTGAATATATAAAATATTTAAAATCATTACCAAATAACCAAACTCATAATAGTATCATTCAACATATTTACATAAATAATAATCAACATATTGAATTATGTTATATATGGGAAATAATAGAAATTACCGAAGCAGATACTATAATATATTCAGACTCCGAACTTAGATTCGCTCAATTAAATTAGTTTTTGTATAATGTTAAAAATGAATCATACTAGTTCTTAATATTTTTATAAGATGATAAAATTGTGACCATACCGATTACTAATTTAATTAATATTATTATAAAATTGATGTTATCAATATTTTTTATCTAAATTAATTATAATGTCAAATATTAATTTAGAACAAAATGGTAGAATATTTCCATCTTGGATTATGAAAAATTTTAAAAAATATATATTACCAGAAATTATTAGAAAAGAGGGAGATGATCCTTGTAATGAAAAGAGAGTTTTTGGTATTACAAAATATCAGGAATTTGTAGGACAGTTTTTAAATTATACATCACCTTTCAAAGATATCCTAGTCTATCATGGTGTTGGTGCAGGTAAAACATATACTGCTATTAATATTTATAATGTATTATTTAATTATACTCCTAAATGGAACATATTTTTAATTATTCCTGCATCATTACATGATGATCCCTGGCTAAAAGATATCAAATCATTTATATCAAAAACAGAATATGAAAAACGTTTTAAAAATATTATTTTTATTCATTATGATTCACCTATTGCAGATCGTGATTTTCTGGAAAAAGTAAAGAAAGCAGATTCTAATAAAACATCAGTATTTATTATTGATGAAGCACATCGTTTTATGAATAATGTGTATAATAATGTTTCTGGTAAGAAGGGTAAACGTGCACAGACTATTTATGATTATATCCAACAAGAAAAGAAAGATAACTCTAACACTCGTATTGTATTATTATCAGCTACTCCTGTTGTCAATAATCCATTTGAGTTTGCTCTTATTTTTAATTTATTGAGACCTGGTTCATTCCCAACATCTGAAAGTATTTTTCAACAGCTTTTTATTTCATCTGCAAATTTTGCATCACTAAATGAGAATGCAAAAAATATGTTTCAACGTCGTATTCTTGGATTAGTATCATATTATATTGGTGCAACTCCTGATAAATTTGCTTCTAAAACAGTTCATTATGTTAATATTCCAATGGAGAAATATCACGAAGAAATTTATAAATATTATGAAGAAATAGAAGAACAAAAAGAAAAATTAAGACTTAAAATGTCTCGTGGTAAAGTGGGTGATCAAATGTCAACCTATGCATCATATACTAGGCAATCATGTAATTTTGTTTTCCCTAATATTGATGAAAAAGTAAATGGTGAGAAACGTCCTCGTCCAAGTCATTTCAGAATCAAAGAAACTGATGCAGTTGTTATTACAGAAGGTAAAAATTTAGAAAAAAAGAAGGAGATAACTAAAAGTAAAGCTGAAATAATGGAATATATGAAAGCTACTCGCACTTTTGTAAATGCATTTATTGAGTATCTTAAAGAGTCATTGCGAATTGATAAAGAGAATAAATATACAATTATGGACGATATAAAAAAATTTAGAACAGATTATGATGGTAGTTTTAGTGATTTTATGGAGAAAGAGAAGAAAAAGAGTACTTTATTAATTAATATGAATATGTGTAGTCCTAAATTTATTAGAATTATTTTTAATATATTAAAGACAAAGGGTACAGTTATGATTTATTCCAACTATGTAGAAATGGAGGGTTTACAATTATTAAAAGTTTATTTAAGTTTTTTTGGTTTTCTTAGTATTGATGATGATAAGGAATTTAATAAAGATATCCTAGAACCTGAAAAGAAATTAGAAAAAGATGGTTTAAGATATTGTGAATTTCACGGTGGAGTAGAAAGAGATGTTCGTAAGATTAATAAAAAAATTTTCAATAAGAGTGAAAATAAATATGGTAAATATTGCAAAATTATTATGATTTCTCCAGCCGGTACAGAAGGTATTAACTTGAATAATGTTAGACAAGTACATATCGTAGAACCTTATTGGAATGAAGTTCGTATTGAGCAAGTTATTGGTCGTGCGCTACGTTTCTGTCAACATAAAGATTTGCCACAAGAAGAACGTAAGGTAGATGTATTTAGATATAAGATGGTTCGTAATAATAAAAAAATAACAACTGATGAAAAGATGGAAGATATATCACGTAAGAAAAATAACTTATTATTGTCATTTATTGATGCAGTTAAAGAGGCAGCTGTTGATTGTGAACTATTCAAGGCTCATAATATGATGGGTAGTAAATATAAATGTTTTCAATTTAATGAAGATACATTATTTGAAAAACCAATTGGACCTGCTTTTATGAATAATATAGATAATGATATGAAGATTGATAATGGTATGAATTCAAAAGAATCTAATAGAATTAAGATTAAAGTATTAAAAATCAAAGCTGTAAAGAAATTTAATGATAATTCATATTCACAAGAAAATTATTATTGGTTTAATGAAGAATCAGGTGTAGTATATGATTTAGAGTTGAATTTTCCAGTAGGAAGAGTAGAAAAAGATGCTAATAATAATTTTATTAAACTAGATAATGAGATTTATATTATTGGTGACATTATTAATATTCCTGATTTTAAATTGTATGATTAGATTATTATATCTAATGCAAACAATAGTATATTCTATAATATAATAATTATGAAAATTAGATTAATAAAAGAAGAATTAAATAAATATAAACAAAAATATTTATTACTAAAACATAAACTATAATTTTGTAATCGATTCAATAACTTTTATATTATATTGTTCTTTATTTTTAATATATAATTCTGCTGCTTCACGATTTGCAGGAGAATCCGGATTAGGATCACATAAAAGAGAAATAATAGAAAGCATAATAGTTCTAATAGTTTGTGTAGAGACCCACTCATTTGGTTGAAGAATATCAATACAAATTTTACCATCTCGATAAATATTTGGATGATAGAGTGCTTTCATAAATTTTAATGACGGTGGTTTAAATGGATAGTCAGAATCAAATCGCAATAACATATCAAATATACCCTTCTCATAGGGTGAATCAGATGGTCCTTTAATTTTAAGTTTCCATTCCATAATATTAGCAGGTCTTTCAATAATAATTTGCGAGGTTTCTTTAAAATTATTAGTACTTATATCTTCCACCACTTCAATAACATCATCTTTAGTAGAAGATAATTTATTTAATTCTTTCATCAAACGATTTGTTGTAATTGACATTATTAGTAATCATATAATAATATAATTACTAATATTCAATTTTTAAGCTTCTTACATTCTTCCTAATTTAGATAAATTATTTAATCCATTCATATGCACACCCATTTGTTGTTGCATCATACCTTGTGCTGGTGTATTATAAGGTTCTAATTCAGAATATTGAGGTAATTGGGATAAACCAGACATTGGATTTAATTTACTTAAATTATTAATATTACCCATATTAACTGGAGCCATTGTATTAGCCATTAAAGAATCTATATCATTCATACCCATCATAGGCATTTGTTGTAGTGGCATTTGTTGCATTGGCATTTGTTGCATTGGCATTTGTTGCATTGGCATTTGTTCCATTGGCATTTGTTGCATTGGCATTTGTTCCATTGGCATTTGTTGTAGTGGCATTTGTTGCATTGGCATTTGTTGCATTGGCATTTGTTGCATTGGCATTTGTTGCATTGGCATTTGTTGCATTTGTGAATGATTTTGTTCAATACCACGTAAAGTGTTATTATCATTGATATCTAATATTTTTCTCATTTCAGATGTAGTGTTACCTTCTGATTCACTTTCATATTTAGAGACTTTTTTTGATTTTTCTTTACCAATATATCTTTTACCTGTAAAACTAGAATTTTTTTTAGAAGATTTTTTTGAAGTTTTCTTTCCTCCAATTAAGTGGTTTTGTTTTGGCATATATAACCTATTTAAGAAAAAATTTTATAATTATAGTATTTATTTTTTAGTTTTTTGTTTGATAATTTCTTTTTCTATACTTTTTAATTGAGAATTTAGAGCATTATTTTTTTTAACAATATCTTTATAGTTCAACTCTAAATCTTCATATTTTTTTGTTAAATTCGTAAACATTTTTTTTAATTTATTAAAATCATCTTCATCAACATTAGATTCAGTTTGTATTTCTTTTTTTAATTCTCTTTTTAATTCTTCTTTATATTCATCTTCAGTCATTTTTTGAAAAAAAAGTGTATCTGGTATTTGAACTGACCAATTAATAGTTCCATTTGATAATATTATATATCGACCTTCTGGATCAATCTTATTTAAATTACCACCTAATCTAAATTGTTTACCTCCTGTTTGAGGGTCAGTGGTAAAATAACGAATATGAGTTCCAATAGAAATATTTCTAATATTAGACACTCTCTTATATTCTTTTAATTTTTCTTTGATTTCCATATTACTTAATGTTTCTTGATAAGTTTTTTTAGGTCTATTATAATTATCACGAGTGATCCTTTTAGTTTTATTATCCATTAATTATATATAATGAGAAAAATCTTTATATAAAGACATTTTATAATTTATCATATTAATGGAAGAATTAAACTGGTATAAAACATATAGTCTGCCTCTTGATTGCACTCAACCAAATATAAAAGAATTTGTAAATAAATTAGCAAATAAAATAGATGATAAGAATGTTGAAAATAAGATTAATCAAATTGAAAATGATTATAAGAATAAATTAAAGGAAATACAAGATTTATGTTTAAATACTATAATGATAAATGATATTAAATTAAAATCTAGTTTGTATATAATTCAAAAAGAGTTAGATATTATTAAATTGATTACAAAATATACATTACAAAATAAGAATTTAGAATATATATTTTTTGTAGATTGTCTCAATTTATTATTATCTTTGAGTGAAACATTACGAGTACGAATTAGTCAAAAAGAAATTCAACATGATAAAATTCAATATACTGAAAATGTTCCCATTATAAGATGTTCATATAAATTTTGTTCTTATCAAGATAATTGCACTTATAATTATAATTTTAAAACTAAAAATTTATGTTATCAAGACCATTATGTTCATAATATGGTATCTGCAGATTTAAAAATTTTATTAGAATATATAACACAAAAGAATGAAAATAATAAATGGATATCACATAATAAAGAAATCCTTAAAACAATCAATACATTAAGTTTTGTAATTGGTCATATGGAAACTGAACTACGTACTAAATGTCTCTACATACCAGAAAATGAATGGGAAAGCTGTCATGTGGTTAAGAATAAATGAAATAATTCATATCTAATCGTATGCATCATAGTCATAATAATCAGTCTCATATGAAATTATATCGTCAAGTCTATTTTTTAGAGTATAGCACATTCTTTGCTGCTCTTTCATCATATTACACTGAATCAATAATCGTTTCATTATATTATTTTTATTAATAGACATAATATGTAACATCAATGTTTTATGATGAGCTTGACGTGTAATTTCAAAATCATAAATTCTATTTATATATTCATGGTATTTAGAGTTCATTAATTCGAGAGCATTTATTTTCTTAGTTTCATTTTTATGATCAAGACGAATTAATACGAATGGAAACGATTTAATAAACTGGTTCATATTAACTGTGTGTTCTTCATAATTCATATTAATATGAGTTCTCAAATCTTTTTTGGCAAACATGGTGGTATCAGAACATCTTGTACAGGTAATCATTCTCATTGAACATCGGTGTTTGTGACGTCTTTTATTCTTTTGTAAAACTGTGGCATAACAATTATTACATTTGAAAAAGTTCATTCTACAATAATGATTCAGATGAATGTCTTTTTGTTCACCCCGATAATTTCTATTACAGAAAGTACAATTTTTAATACACTCAGTATCAAGATGTTCTTGAATTCTATCTATACGACGTTCGAAATTACAAATAGGACATAATTCAAAAATATTAGAACAATAATCCATATTCAAAACTGGGATACTTTTAAGTCTTTCGTGTGTTGCTTTTGTAATAGTATTTTGTGCACATCCTACCATAATCAATTCTTTAAGACATCCACTGCGAGTGATATATTCAATTCCAATATCAGTAATTTCTGTGCACTCAGAGATATTAAGTTTCTCAATTCCATCAAGATATATAAGACATTTATCATTAATTCCTATATTTGTAACATTAAGAGTCTTGATTCCTTGTAAGAAAGAAAATGCTAATTCACGAGTAGCATCAAACATTTGTCCATTACAACCAAGATTTGAATAGGCTAAATCTAAATGTTCAATTCCTACAATATATGCAAACGCTTCAGCATTAATATTAGGATATTTAACATGTTTAAATTCTAAACTTTTAATACCTTGAAGATATCGAAACATATCATTTGTAACATTAGTACACCGATTCAAACATAAATGTTTGATGCCTTTAAAATTTTCTGGATCAAATCCTTCTAAATTACGATTAGATAGATCAAGTGATACAAGATTCTTTCCTTCAAAAAAAGTTGAAGGTACAAAGCTAAGAAATTGACTATAGATGGTATAATCTCCTTTATAATTACAATGTTTAGCAAAAGGCATTTTCTTGAAAAATTCTTCTAGATTAATAATACGTGTTGATAATTCAGTGACATCATTATAATAGATATAATGAGTAAGGATTTCATTCAAACGACGAGATGTACTAATAAGTTCAATAATATCAGATAATGTCAAATTTTGGATTAAATTTGTAATAAATCCTCTTCCGGTTTCTTCTATAAGAGACAACCAAGGATTGTTCTCATTTTTAGTCATGAGCTTTTGGATAGATTTAGAGACAGGTATCCATTTATTTTTGTCTGGTTTATCAAGTGTAAATGTATATCCATCTACAACATTTGATATAGGGGCCCTATTAATAGGGTCAAAAGTAACATAACAAGTACGATTTAGCATTTGCATTAAGACTAAGATTATTATATATATTAATAATAAAAAAATCAATTTTTTTGAGATAATAAAAAAAGTTTTTTATTAAATTAAACATATTGCTACAAACTATTAATTAGTTTTTAGCAATAATCCAACTAAATCATTCTATCTTAATAAGTTAGGTATATTAATTTTTTTATCGTAATCTAGGAGGTAAATATTCAATTTTAAGAATTTTAAATATATCATATTCTGATTCAATTGGTATCATCATATTATTACTAATATTTATTAATCCATATTCAGATAATTTATATCCCATTTTTTTTGCAATTATTCTCATTTTTTTATTAAGTTCTGCTGAACCAGTAAAATATAAAAGAGCAGAATAATAAGAAGGCCATTCAACATAACGAATATCAATACGTCGTGGTGGATTATCTTTATATTGAGCAAATCCCATATATTTAGTTTCATAATATAAAGTCATATCATCAATAATTAATGGTTTCATATTATTACTTTTAAGAGGTTTTTTTAATTCTTGTATAATATTATCAAGATGAGCATCATTTGTAGGTATCATTTTACTAATCAGCACATCAATATCACCACTAGTTGGTTTCTCGCGACGATAAGACCCGCAAATTTCATAAACATACATATTAGTATCATCTAATTTAAATTTCTTATTTAGTTTATCAATAATTTTAGAAATAATTTTATTGATTTTTGTGATTTCTTCTCTTGGAATATTTCCTTGAAATTTACCAAAATATTTAATACCTAACATAATTTTTTCATTTACTTTAATTAACCCTTTAGCAATTTTATTTTTCAAATCATCAACTGATGTAACTCCCTGTTGTATTAATTCTAGTGCATGAGAACGTCCAATTCCTACAATTGATTCTAACTCTTCAAGAGTTATAGCTTTTAATTCATCTTGTTTCTTTTCTGTAGGTGATTTATTTTTCTGAGTTTTTTTATATTCATTTAATTCAGACAATTTATTAGTTTTAATAATTTCAATGATTCTATCAATTGTTCCTTTGCCTATACCAGGTAACTCTTTAAATTTTTCTATATTATCAAGAGTAATTTGTTCTGGATAATTTTTAATAGTAACTATTACATTATTAATTTGTTTTAATCTAAAACTATTTGCAGTTACAAGTTTCATATCTTTATTTTGTTTTGCATTATCAATATCTATTTTTATCATTTCAACCATAATAGTAAACTCATCGATAATATTTTTATTAATAGATGTCATTATATAGCTATGTATATATTATTTTAGATATATTAATGTTCAAATTTTTTAATCAATTTTTAATTTGAACATAGTATAGAAATGATTTAAAATATTATTATTATCATACAATAATGAGATTAAATATTAAACTATCAAATACAGAAGTAACAACATTTAGTACATTAGTTGACCAAGAATTTGATTTAGATACTACACAATTAAATAATTTGGCTACTTTTATTGATGTTGTAAAAAGAAATAGTATTATTCGACAATGTATTACTAATAATATATTACAAGCAATAAATTATAATAAAGATGATATTAATAATTATTGGGTTGTATTAGATAATAATTTATGTTTTTACGATATTGGTATCCCCCTTAATGCTACGATTGAAAATAATAAATTATTTGAAAATCTTTCAAATGATGAGATTGATATAATATCAACAATTTTAACATGCAAGTAATATAAAAACAAAATTTTATTTATTATATAATTATGGACAATAACATAATAAATAAAATATTTCCATATAATGAAAAAGCTTATTTATTAAAATATGATAATGAGGGTTTGTGGTCAATCACATTACCAAGAGAAGCTGATATTATATGTGATATTATATTAAGAGAAATGAATACACGAAAATTAACAATATTTGATGGAACTGGTGGTATTGGTGGAAATATAATTGCATTTGCAAATCATTTTGATAAAGTTATTTGTATTGAATTAAATAAAAATAGATATGATATAATAAAACATAATATGATTGTATATAATATACTTAATGTTGAATTAATACAAGGTAGTTGTATTGATTATTTGGATAAAGAGGCTGATGTCTATTTCTACGATCCTCCATGGGGGGGTCCAGATTATAAAACAATAACAAAATTACGTATTAAATTTGATGGAAAGCAACTAGTAGAAATAGTACAACCAAATAAATTAAATATTTATAAATTACCATGTAATTATGATTTAGATGAATTTCAGAATTTTAATTATCGTGTAATTAAAATGAAGAATTATTTATTAGTAGTAATCTAATCATGACGATAATAAAATAGCATATATGCATTCATATGTTGTAAACTATTACTATTAGGTACACATTCAACATCATTTGCATCATTATAATAATACCAGTTATGATTCATCATATTTTTTACAAATGATGTATAATGTCCTTTATTAATATTCATTCCATATCCGAAAGCTTGATGCAAGTTAACACCAAACAAATCATATTTAGAACTTTCTTTATGAGGACTATGTGGATTAAAATATTTTAATAAATCTAGATTTTGAATAGGATACTCAATATTATTATTTAATTTTTGTGTTGGAATACCAAATGAATTAGTCATAAAACGTTTAATATGAATAACTAATATTTTAGGTGTTTGCCATAATAATGTTTTATTATAACCCTGATTTTTAATACCACACATATCACAAGTAACCATATTACTGCTATCTAATTGTTCTTCCTGAATCATATGGTCCAAACAATCATAAATACTAAACTCTTTCTTTATATCACTCTTATTTTTAATTGGAATAGATAGAGCGAGAGTAACAAAGGGTTCGAATAAATAATTATTTGAATTACAATAAGAACATCTTCGATTACTCTCAATCATACCATTAAACATAATTTTTAATGGAGAATATTCTTTTGATTGAAATGTTTCCCAAGCTTTCATAGCGATTATTGCATTAAAATCTAACTTTTCATCAGAATGTACTTCTGATAAAAAGTTTCCTGGAATAAAAGTAACTTTTTCTCCAATTTCTTCTTCTAATTGAGAAATTAGGAAATTAAGAAACTCTTGAGAATCCTGATGATTCATTTCATCCCACATATCATTCTTTTTACCAATAATAGTTTTGAAACTAGTAGGTGTGATTGAGTTATCATCATTTTCAAGACTTACCTTAAAGAGTCTAAATAGTTCAAAGATAACAAAATTTTTAACAATATCTTCTTTATCTTCATCTGAATTTTTACTCGATATTAGTTCTACTTTTTGTAATAAAACATTTTTAAATTTAAATTGAGTTATGTATTGAATGAACATAGGAGTTTGTTGTAAAATATGTAAAATAGAATTCATATAACAAGTAACACCCATTATATTTTTATATTTACTAACACCTAATTTAATAGTAGATTGATTTTCCATTAAATTATGTTTCTATATATATAATAATACTAATTATCAATCTTTTTAGAGGATTGCTTGACTCATATTATTAGATAACTTCATATGCTATTTTAATAATATGTCGTTGTCCTGTTGTTACAGGTAGCACTTTATGATAAGCAGAGTTTCCTTGTGTAATTAAAATAGAATTGGGTTCTGTTCTAATTTTATGAATAATATCTGTATCTTCTTCTTTCCATATAGTTTGTGAGTCAGAGGAATTTTCTAAAGTAAAAACAATTTCTATTTGTGGACATTTTTTATTTTCAGCTATTACTACATCTCGATGCCATTTCATTCTACCTCCTAATTCATAAATACGATAATCAATAGGTAGTAATTTAGAAGGTTTCAATTTCATATTAAGTTTATTATTTAAGAAATTAATAAATCTATCACTATAAAAGATATCATATATAATAGAATCATGAGATACATTTAATATTCTTCTTTTAGCCATCGTATCATCTTGCATATCTTCTTCCATTAATTGTGGATTTAATGTAATACATTCATTATATATTTTATTGTAATCATCTTTTGTCAGTACATTCTTATAATAATAAACTTGGTCAATTCTACACATATTATTAATAGTATCTGTCAATTTTTCAGTTCGGTTTTTTTTTATTATATAAAATAAAATGATTATTATTAATAATAATATGATATGTAGTAATTTCATTAATATAAGAATGAAATTAAATTAATTCAATTCTTTTTATTAAATGTTATTTTTTTATGGCACAGTATACACAATGTTCTCATATTTTCTAATCCACATAAACCACCACCATCTTTAACTGGAATAATATGGTCTGCATCCCATAACCCCCCTCCATGTTTTTTTATCCAAATTTTACGTTTTAGAGAAATAGAATGGTCTTTCAAATATATTTCTCTTTCCGTGCCATATAATATGTTTGCTTGGTGTGCAATTAACTTAGTATCAGTATTGCATATACTACATATTCCCTTATCACGTTTATAAACACAATCTCTTAAATAACGTCCACTAATTCTTAATTTAAGTTCATGTTCACATTCGGTACTACATAGTGTTCTTCTAGGAGGATTTACTTCACCATTACACCATCTACAACAAGGTAATCCATTTTCAGTTTTCGGTAAGCTGCACGCTGGTGGTAATTTACCTAAATATCTTTGCATTATAATATAAGATATATTATATCTTATCTATATATAATTAAGAATGAAAATTGATTTTAAAAAAATTATAACAATTAAAAATAAATCACAACTAGAAGAGTTTAATATTAATAAACCTATCTTTCAGAATAATTATTTGTTTCATTATTTGATACAATTAGGGAATATTGATGGATTAAAATTAATACAATTTCCGGTTTATATTGAAAATAATGACAACCTAAATGGTTTTCACATTGCTGCTAAAGAATATAATTATGATATACTAGCTTATTTAATTAATACATATCCAGATTATATTTATAATAGAAATAGCGAGAGAGAAACATTTGCAAATTATATTCCATTTGAAGAAATAAATAAAGTGATACGTAATTTTCCTAATTTAAATTGGGTGGATTTAATAGAGGATGGTACTGCTATACATAATCAAACATTAAAGGGTATATTAATAAATCTAAAGTTTACCAATTTATTAGAATTTATAAAACTTTATAAATTAAAACCAGAACAAAATACGCAATATTTATTTGCTATAATTAATAATATGCATCTTAAAACAGAACAAAAAATTAAATTATTAGAACAATTTACAGATGAAGAAATAAATGTTAAAAATGAAATAGGAGAAGGATTAATATTGTCAACTATAGAGAAAGATGATATAATGTTAACAGATTATTTATTAAGTAGAAATATAGATACAAATTATTATACTTTTATGAAAACACACAGCCCTTTATCAAAAGCTGTTACTAGTGATATTCTTAATAATAGAAATATATATACAAAAAAAATATTAAAAACAATAAAAAGTGATGATATTTTTCATACTATTAATAAATATATGGATAATATATTATTAACTCTATTATTTGCAAGAATTAATAGAAATCAAATGTCAAAGAAAACCGATATTAATCTAATGGTTGATATAGAGATATTAAATCGTTGTGATTCAATGAGTTGGAATCAAATAAATGTAAATAAGGTGTCTCCATTTCACATGTTATTATTTTTAGATTATGATATATATTCACCTATATTAATTAAAAATAAAATTAAAATAAGAAAAAATATAGAATTTAAAAGTGAAAATAAAAAATGGTTAGAATTATATAAAACTTTACCAGAATATATTGAGGATACAAATAATATTATTATAGACAAATATGATTATTCATATGGAACATTATTTCAAGCAAAATTTACTGATGTGGGAATCTTTACTTTGTATTTGGCTGATACTTATAATGAATTATTAATTCCTAATATACCATCTTACATGTTAGCAGATTTAACATTTGATGATAGTTTCCCTTTTTCGGATGATATTATATCAAAAGTACCTGTTTTCCCGTGGATTATAAATTATTATTCTCCTACATCTTATTATATTCATCCATATTTGAATAATATAATAAATAGTAATAGACGAGAAAATAAAAAAAGATTTGCAATTGTATTTTTAAGTTTAGTATATGATAAAATGTTACATGCAAATATATTAGTATATGATTTTAAAAATATGACAATTGAAAGATTTGAACCTTATGGTAATACTAGTATAATCGATAGTAGTATTGATGATGTGATGGAAGAAGAATTAACATGGTCAACTGGAATGAAATATAGAAGTCCAAAAGATTATTTACCATTTGCAGGATTTCAAACAATATCTGATGAGAATAATCTAATAAATAAAAAATCAGGTGATTTTGGTGGATTTTGTTTAGCATGGTGTTTATGGTGGGTTGAAATAAAATTAAAGAATATGAATATTGATTCTAAAATGTTAGTTGATAAATTGATATCACGAATTGGAAATATAGAAGGAAAATTTAGTGAATATATTAGAAATTATTCCACCAAAATAAATGAAAAACGTGTTAAATACATGGAAAAAATTGGTATCCATAAAAAAATAAGTTCAAATATTAATATGACAAATCATAATGATAATAAATTAACTCAACATCTTGTTGACCGATTTAGTGCACTTGATGAGAATCTTAGAAAGCATTAGATTGCATCAATATCAATAGGCTCATCCATCATATCAGTAGGATTCTCAATTACATCACCATCAATGATGACATTAGATGTTTCTTTATTTACTCGGTCGAGATGACGTCCTTTCTTCAACTCGTGAATATGGTCCAGCGAGTATTTTTGAATAACAAAATACATCTTTGTCATACAATCAAATTGAACAAGAATTAGGTCTCCAACTCTAAAAATATTTTTTTTAGCAATTGCTTTCAAAGCTTTAGCAACTCCGGTGAATCCTTCATTTACTTCTTCAAATTTAAAACGGCAATCGCCGCATTCACCAGAAACAATAGCATAGTACTCTTTATACTGATTTTCTTTTTCGGTTTTAAGAATTAATGGTCGAGGCATATTCTTATTTTGAATATGCTTCTTAACATGCGTAGAACGTGATTTAGACATTAAGATATATAAATGTAATATGTTTATATATATTAAATTTCAATTTTTTTATTAGCAAGCAAAGCGAAATAATAAAAATAATTGCAGCGATCAATTTTTTTATTAGCGAGCAAAGCGAAATAATAAGAATATGGAACAAAGTTCTGAGCGATCAATTTTTTAAAATAATATCGGCATAGCCAACTTTGTTTTTATTAAATTAAATATATTGCAAAATTGCGAGCAATCTATCAATTGTGGCAAAGCTAATTTTTATTATTGAATAAGATATTATGCAGAGCATGTATCACATTCTTTCACCTCATTAGCCGCTTTTACTAAATTGGGGTCAATAGTGAATTTAATTGCATCGGCAGAGGGTTTTGTTCTCAAGTAATACATACCTGTTTTTAATCCATTCTTCCAAGCCCAGAAATGTGATGAACCCAATCGTTGATAATCTGGTTCACCCATAAAGATATTCATTGATTGGGTTTGGTCTACAAATGGTTGACGAGCTGCTGCTGCTTTTAATACCCATACTTGTTTAATTTCCCAAATTGTTTTATATAATGCTCTAAATTCTGGTGGTACATCATCCATTGTTTGAATAGAACCATTCATTGCAATAATCTTATCTTTCATATTTTTATTCCACATACCAATTCGTAACATATCATTTACAAGATATTTATTAACTAGGACAAAAGAGCCAGCTTGAGTCTTTCGAGTATAGATATTATTTGTAAAAAATTCAAAGCATTCATTATTACCAAGAATTTGACTAGTGCTAGCAGTTGGCATTAGAGCAGTCAATAAACTATTTCGTGTACCATATTTAATTATATCTTCTCTTAATTGTTTCCACTTATTATTAAAAACTGGAACAACTTTATTATCAGTCATATCATTCCACAAATCAAATTGAAATTTACCTTCTGAGAAAGGTGAACCTTCAAAACTACTATATGCACCAAGTGTAGTAGAATCAACACTTTTAGATAATTCCCACTTATTTGGACGTAACTTGTGATATAATGTATTCATATCACTCATATCAATTGTATACTTTTGATCATAATACTCTGGATATGCTTGATCACTCGAGTATTCACTCGTAAAATATGATATTAATGTTTTCATATCCTCATAACGTGCTTTTGCCATATCATTTGATGCAGTTATAGAAGCAATATAAATTGTTTCCATCACATGTGAATTAAACATTAATGCATCTTCTGAATCAAATGGTACTCGCATTAATACCAATGCATCAGCCATTCCTTGAATACCAAGACCAATAGGACGATGTCTTACATTTGAAAACTTTGTTTGAGGGACTGGATAATAATTAATATCAATAACTTGGTTCAAATTAATAGTTGCAAGATAAGCTGTACTATATAATTTATCCCAATTAAATTTACCTCCAGTATATTTATATAATTCAGACCATCCGCCAATATATTTTGGCGTATCGCTAGTATTTAAGAAAATCTGAGGAAATGTAATACTATCAGATGAACGATTTAAAAGTTGTTTTAATTCAGATAGATTTTTATTAGTAAATGGAACTTCAGTGTATTTTACATTATGACTGTCAAGATAAGTCTTTGCAAAATTACAGAATTTACAGTTTGGTTTACTATAAATAGTATATTCTTCATTATTAAACTTGTGCATATCAACAAATGGTTTCAATGCAATTGATGCAAGATTACATACTGCATATTCCTTATCATCAGAGTACTGAACTATTTCCGAACACAAATTGGACGACTTAATTGTACCAATATTCTTTTGATTAGATTTACGATTAACTGAATCTTTATAATTAATATATGGCATACCAGTTTCAATTTGTGATTCAATAATAGCAACCCATAATTTACGGGCTGACACTTTCTTTCGATATTTCCCCTCATTTACGTATTTCCAATATAAAGATTCATATTCATCTCCATAAACATCTGGTAATCCTGGACATTCATCAGCACTCAAAAGATACCAATCTCCATTGGCTTCTACTTGTTTCATAAATAAGTCAGAAACCCATAATGCAAGGAACAAATCACGCGCCCGTTCTGTTTCTGATCCAAAGTTCTTTCTCAATTCAATGAAATCAAAAATATCAGGATGATGAGGTTCCAAATATACAGCAATTGAACCTGGTCTACGTCCTCCTTGGTCAATCCATCGTGCTATCTCATTAAATACTTTTAGAAATGGAACCAACCCATTAGAACGCCCACCAGTCCCATTAATAAGACTATCCTTACCTCGAATATTTGAAACATGAAGACCAATCCCACCAGCCCACTTTGAAATTTGAGCGCAAGAATTCCAAGTTTCTGCAATAGAAGACAAATCATCGGATGTTCCTAATAGGAAACAGTTTTCGCAAATTAGACCCTCAACATTATATGAATGGTCTTCCTCAACACCAATTGTATATACATATTCTGGTTTTCTATCAGTTTCAGATAATTCATTTATTTTTAGAAATTTAACATTATTAACAATAATAGGCATACTTTGATTTCTGTATTTTTGGTCAATTTTATTTATACAATTGTTTAATCTATCATCATTATATAATTTATATATTCTTTCCAATACATATTTAATTTTAGGAATAGATAACATCCATGGTATTACAGTTGCCATTTTAGGAGGATTTTTAACTTCATTTAATGAAACATCAATACCATATAATCTAAATAAGTGATATAATTGATTCATTAAATTATAATTCGACATTTGACAAGTAACATTTCCTTCTTTAGAAATACATCCATCTGTTGTAATTAATCCTGCTAAAAAATTATATATATGATTAATATCCCAGTTAATCATATTATTATAAATATGTTTTCCATTAAATTTGATACCAAACATATATTTAAATAATTGACCAATTAATTGTGAATGATATAATAATTGAGTTACATTTTGAGTTTTCATATAATGAAATGAAGTTTTAATACCAAATGATTTCTCCATTATATTTTTAATAAATTCTATTTCTTTTTTATTATCACAATGTACAGTAAATCCAATACCTGCTATTTTATTTTCTTTTGTCATAATATGTCCATCACCAACAAAAATACCAAATATATTTGCAAGATTTTCATCAATTGTAATAATATTATTAATTGAATTTCCCTTTCTAGTAACTCTAATATGTTGCCCTCCATTTAAATGTGTTGATACATAATATGTAATTGGAGTAATAATATTATTTTCTATAGTATAATCATCAATAGTAATTATTTTTTGTTTAATTAATTCTTCAATGTTGATAATTTCTGATTTAATTGTGCCATTATAAGATGGAATTGCGACATAATTATCGACTGATAATTCACTAATTTTTCTCCAACATGGTTCTTTATCATTTTTAGAAATAGTCCAAAATCTATGATTATCAGTTACAAATATTGGTTTTGTTTTATGAACTTTCAAATTAAATATTTTTCTATTATTCAATAGATTTTTATGAATTTGTAATACTTTTCTTACTTTACCTGTATGAGTTACAATCATATCATTTATCTTAACTTCTTGAATCTTTTTAATTCCCGACATAGTCATAACTTCTGTATTTTCAATAAAACAGCTGCTACATTGCATACGATGTGTACCAGCATTATAAAGTGTTGGACTAGCATGAGTGTAATAACCACGAGACATATAATCATATGTTTTCTTAATCATTTCCATATTACCCATTTGAAGAGTAATAGCAGTACGAAGTAACATATCTTGAGGTCTCTCAATAATTTTGCCATTTAGTTTAAGAAGATACGATTTTTCAAGAGTTTTAAATCCAAAATAATCATATACATAATCTATATTATAATTTACAATCTTATCAAGTTCTTCTGAATTTGTCATTACCCATATATACCAATCAGGGTCAAGACTATCTTTAAGTAAAGTCATTTTAGAACTAAAATTATTTAGGGTTTTCTTATGAAGATTTGAAATTAAAATTCTACCACCAAGATTACCATATAATGGATGAGTTGTAGAAAGATTAACACAAATTTCAGCCGATTCAATATCAAGCATTTCTGTTGTAATACCTGAATATAAACTTGCTACTACTTTTTGAGCTACAAGTACTGGATCTAAATATTGATTTTCTTTTTCCAAATCAAGCCATTGTAAATCTAATCCTTGTAGTTCTTTAGGATTAATAAGACGATTAATTCGTTCAGTAATTTTATCAAAATGAACATTTTCTTTCATACCATCACGTTTTGTAACATAAGACATTAAAAATATATTATAATAAGTCTATTATATATTTTTAAATCAATTTTTTAGAGCGGTATATTAGAATTTAATAAACCAAATAAAATAATATATAGTCTCCCTATAATCCAGCTTGCAATCCCATCAAGAATTTATTTAGTCAGTTAAAAAGTTATGTTAAAATTAACAATAGATAATATCATAAAATATAAAATAACAAAAGATCATCTGAAGAATTATTTTAATTATTTATTTACACAAGCAGATGATTATATAAATAAAAAATATTTTAAGTGTAAAGAGCCTAAAGGCTTTTTCCCGTTCCATTTTTCAGTGAAATACCCGCTTCACGGGCGGTGTAATGGTCAAATAAGATCTAATATAAAAAATTAATAAATGTAAGCCTATTATATAGAATTTATAATTTTAAATCTTCAAGGGTGTAAAATATGCACTGCTCTAAATAAAATATTCTAATATATAATAAATGGAAATTACTGAAGAAAATAGAGATAATTATTATAAAGAACTTGGACATTTATATCCTAAATGTAAATTAAAAATATATAGATATAATAAAAATTTATCTAATTTGATTCCTTATCAATCAACAAAATCAAAAAAACAATTTAATTCTTTATTAAATATTAAAAAAGGTAAAATATTTATTTCTGTATTTCATAGATTATTTTCTTTATTAGGTAAATTTATAAATATCGATAATTATATGCAATTATTATCATTATTAAAAAAAGAAAGCAATGATTATATTATTTATATGAAATTATATAAAATACTAAAAAATTATAAAAAAGATAATTTTTCATCTAATAAAAGAGAAATTAATATGGATAATTGTGATAGAGATATTATTCAAGCTGAAAGTGTAGTAGCAGAGATTAAAAATAATATAAAAGATTTATCTATAGATAATTATTTAGATATTGGTTGTGGCGACTGTATTAAAACATATTATATTGGTAAATTATTAGGATTAGAATCAAAACAAGTATATGGTGCAGATATTGGTGAATGGTATAGTTATAATAATAATACAAGAAATCGCAATAGTATTAATTTTATTAAAATAGTGCCAAATATAGCATTAACTATTAAAGATAATGAATTCTCTTTAGTAAGTGCATATATGATGCTTCATCATGTTGAAAATTTAGAATTAATGATTAAAGAATTATATAGAATAATTAAAAACAATGGTTATTTAATTATAATAGAACATGATGCGAATTCAAATATTGATAAAATGTTATGTGATATTGAACATAGTTTATTTGCATTTATGTATGAAAATGCAAAAGAAGATTTTTTAAATACATATTATGCAAAATATTATGATAAAGATGAATGGAATATATTATTTCTTAAAAATAAATTTAAATTTATTGCATCTAATTTTATATTTGACTCAACAATTAATATTACACCTACTAGAACTTTTTATTCTATTTATCAAAAAAAATAATAATAAAAATGTGGTTATCATTAGCTATATATAATTCAATATAGTCAAATATTTTTTATAAAATTCATCAATTTAGAGTGATGCAAAGGTGTATAAAACTATTAAATAAAACTATTAAATAAAACTATTAAATATTAAACTATTATCATGTTAGCAATGTAATTGTTTAACGTGGATATAAGGTCTAAAAATCATCATTCATATCGAAAATTGTATCTCTTGATTTATTTAGTACCGATGCTTTTTGATATTGTGTTGGACGTGATTCAAAGAAATTAGTTTTACCTTCTACTGAAATACTCTCCATAAAATCAAATGGATTAGTAACATTAAAAAGTTTGTTATAACCCAAATCAACTAGTAATCTATCAGCAACAAATTTAATATATAGAGTCATAGAATCTGAATTCATACCAAGTAATGCACATGGTAGACTCTCGCAAATAAACTTACGTTCAATTTCAACTGCATCTTTAAACATATCATGTACCTTTGATTCAGATAATTTATATGTTAACATACCGTATAACATAACAGCAAGATCACAATGCATGCCTTCATCACGTGCAATCAATTCATTTGAAGCGCATAATCCAGGCATCACATTTCGTTTCTTCAACCAAAAGATTGAACAGAAAGCACCTGAGAAGAATACACCTTCAACAATTGCAAATGCTAGAAGACGAGCTGCAAAACTATCAGATGATTCAATCCATCGTACTGCCCATGCAGCTTTCTCAGCAATACAATTATACTCTCTTACAGCATTTAATAATTTATTCTTTTCTTCTGGTTCACGAACAATATTATCAATTTGTAGAGAATATGTTTCACTATGAACAGATTCCATCATCATTTGATATGTATATGCCACAATAGCCTCTCTAATTTTAACATCATTTAGAAATCTTTCACTAAGATTAATATTAACAATAGTATCTGATGATGAGAAGAATGCTAAAATCATTTTAATAAAATGTTGTTCATTGCTAGTAAGAGACATAAAATGGTCATAATCTTTTGAGAAATCTAATTCTTCTGCAGTCCAGAAAGCAGCTTGTTGTTTTTTATAAGATTCCCAAATTCTAGGATTCATAATGGGATAAACTGTAAGACGATTATTTTCTGGATTTAATAGATATTCCATACTATCATTATTAGTAGTAATGTTCACATTAGTGTTCACATTAGTGCTCACATTACAACGTAACTTTAAGTCTAATTCATTTCGTGTTTGTTCTTCTTCATAAGAGTTCATTAATATAGTATATAAATAATATATTAATAAATTTTAAATCAATTTTTTTATTTAATAAAACAATTGATTTAAGAGTTTTATTAGTATTTTTTTCCTAATTATTATATAATGAGCTTTGATATTTATTCAAATAAACCAAAATTAGTTGATAGTAAATTAATAAAATATTATAATGAGAAGAATAAGGCGTTGGAAGTTAAAGAACCGGAAATAGTTCAAGTAATAGAAGAAGAAACAATTACAGATAAAATATATAAATGTATAAAAGAATTTATAATAGAAAATTATGGTTTTGTTATATTATTTAGTTTAATATTATTATTACTATATGTTCGATATATTGAAGTTAGTAAGAAGAAGAAAAAAATAAAGGAAATGTTAGTGAATAATTATGAACTTGAAGATATATAAAGATATTATAACTAATTATTTATAATGAGTAATTTTTTTAGAGAACGCTTTTTAGTTAATTATGACAATTTTATTGAACAGTTAAAAATTATTTTTACTTCTGATGAAACACAATTGGTATTAAATAACCTATTAGGTTTATCAAATGAACGTAAACTAGAACAAGGTGCTAATTATGCAAATTCATTTGATGATACTAATTTTGATTTATTTGTTAAAAATAAAATTAAGGTATTTTCGCATAAAAATCCGGATACACAAAAAATATCTGAGAGTTTATTTGGTTCAGACTTGTGTTTAAAAAACTTATTAAATAATCAACCAGATGATGTTAAAGAAGTTATTTGGATTAATCTTCATACCTTATTATTAATGTCTGAATTATTAAAAGAAAACAATCATGAGGAATCTGCTACTTTATTAGGAGAAAGCAAGACTTTTCCTAATAATGAACCTTATCTGACTTTGTCAGATAATGAACGTGTTAAAATATTATCAGCAGTAATTACTAAAGAAAGATGTCTACCTAATGAACAAAATACTGATTTGTCTGAACATTCAGAAGTTACAAGTAAGGGAAAACAAACCTTAAAAAATATGTTTGGATCAGACCTTAATAAAGAAACAAGTGATATGTTAGATGATATTGTTGGCTCATTTGAGGGTTTACTATCTAATAATCCAAGTAAATCATTAGGAGGTATTATGGAGATTAGTCAAAAGATTACTAGTAAATATTCTGATAAAATTAATAATGGAGATATTCAGTTAGATAAATTAATGATGTCAATTAGTAGGAAGGTTCCAGGATTAGATAAGATGTTAGGAGGAATGAAAGATATTATGAAGACTAAAGATGAAAAGCCTAAAGAAAAGGTTATTATTGATGAAAATTTTTCTACTGCAACTGTTGATGTAGGAGAAATAAAAGAAGATACTAGTAGTAATATGAAAATTGGTAATATGTTAAAGATGGCTCAGAACTTTGGTATACTAGGTAGTAGTAAATCAACAGAATCGGCTGAACAATCGGCTGAACAATCGGCTAAACAATCGGCTGATACTATTCCTCATATGGGAAAAATGCTTGAAATTATGGAAAGATTAGAAAAAGCTTCTTCACCAGAAGATACTGCTGCTATAAAAAAAGAAATGGATGAATTCTTACAAAATGAGATGGGTGTAGATATTAGCCAAATTAATAATCAATTAGAAGAAATAACGCAACAAATGATAAATAATGAAAGTAATACTGATAATAAATAAGACAATATCAAAATAGAATGATTGTAATACATGACCTGGAACACGTAATTGTTTCCACATTAGTCCACTACGATGAAGTGTATAATTATGTTTATTTTTATAATAATTACGAACACCAACTGCAGAAGTAACAGTAATATGAGTTTTACCATTTTGCATAGCAATTTCTTCGGCCATTTGTATCATACGAGTTCCAATACCAAGATGTTGTACTGATTTACTATTATTACCTACTGAAGTAATAGAACCATTTACTTTAACTTCTCTAATTAATCCAAACTTCATATTAGGATTTTCAGTAAAAATGCTAATTTGATTTATAATACTATCAGGAAGAGAGAGTCGACAGTATCCCCATACAACTCGAAAATCTTTAATTCCTTTCTTTTGGTCAGCACATACATAACTTTCTGCTGAAATAAACACATCTTTTCCACCAAACCGTTCTTTTATATTAATATTATATTGAATCGTATCTAGGTCAGGAAATCGCAATCCTGGTTCGTGAAATCTAATATCTTCTCGTGTCATACCATCTTTATAAATTTTATTAGTAATAATTTGTTCCAGGTTAGACGGTTGGTTATTAATATAACCATTTGGATTCTTATCAGATACTTGAGGCAAATCTCGTTGAATACGAACAATACGAGTAGTTTTATCAAGTCTACTAATAAAATTGCTTAGAACTTGTAAAAAACCTTCCCAATCTTTTTCAACCCAAGAATCATATAGTCCTTGGGTAATCCATTCTGATGTAATAGTCCCTGGCATCATAAGATGAGGGTAAATTTTAATTTGGTCACATTGCAAATCATCTTGTAGAATAGCTTCTACACATTCCATCTCAATCTCCTTAGTAACAGAGGGAAGGTCCATCATCCACTGTCCGTGAACATGAAAACCATTATCTTTCAACATACGAATAGCCCATTTACTATGTTTAACAAGATGACCACGTTTGACTAATCGAAGTACATCATCATTCGGTGATTGTAGTCCTAACTCAACAATAGTAACACCTAATTTTAATAGTTCTTCCATTGTTTTAATATTAATTTGGTCAGGTCTTGTTTCAATACTATATGATACAATCTTACATTTTGCATTAACATTATATTGTTGTTCCGTCAGTAGAGAAATATCAATTTCTTGTAGCAAATCTTTCTCAAGCATTTTAATATTACTTATAAACTTGTCACCCCACATTTTATTATCATTAATTTTTTGTTGAATCAAATTAATTTTATCACTATTAAATGGTTTTCGAACTTTTGACATAATCATATTATTTGGGTCAAACTTATTTTGAAGATATTTTTTAGCCTCATCCATGTGGTTATCAATAATATCTGATAGAATATTAGCAGCATAGAAAATATCACGACTATAAGTATGAATATAGAGGGTGTCATAACTATGAAAAGTACCTCCAAGATGACGCATTGCAAGTTTTGATACATTACAACCAATCACATGCCGATATAACATATATTGTAAGATACAACGAACAAAATCATTATCATTTTCTATCAATCGCTTGAAAGATGGTTGATCAGGAGTATAACTTTTTGCAGTTACCATACCATTAGTTGATTTTGAAGTCGGACAAAATGCACAATCATATGCACAACTAGATAAAGATGCTGATGGACATGGAATACATTCTTTACCATTTGAATCCTCAAATGTAAGCTTTTCAAAAAATAAATTAGGAGACATTCCATAACTAAAACAAAATAAGATATAAAAGAAATTAAAATGAAATATAGAAAGAAAGCAAAAATTTATAAAGAATAATTTTAAATCGTGTCATTTAAAATAGTCCCCGCTGTAATATTAAGAGGGGCATAAATACAATAAGCACAATTCATAGGTTTAAATTCTTGAGACATTATTATGAATATAATATGGCAACTATAATATAAATCTATCAATTTTTATAAATGTCTTATAATATAATAGTATAAAATGTATTATAAAATTGAAAATATTATAATTAGTAATATGATTATTATTATTAATGGAAACAAAATACTCGTATGAAAATAATGGTGAGACATATATGAAACTAACAATTCCTATTAATATGAAAGACCATGTATTTACCCTTTATGGTTATTCACGAGCTGGTCATATGACTAGTATTATGGTAGACCATATTAATATAGTGTTTGATATGGGATATGCAAATAAACGTGCTTGTTCTTGTGATGTCCTCATTTCTCATGGTCATATGGATCATATTGGTTGTCTTCATACTGACCACAGTGTACGTAAACTGTTTAATATTAATAAGGAAAAACTATATATAATGCCACAACAATGTATTCAACCTTTTATGATGATTGCAGCTGCATTTTCAGAAATGAATTGCGGACGGAATGGTACTATGATTAAACCACTTTATAAACTAGTTAATACAAATATCATTGCATCACAAAATTGTATTAATATTCCTCTTAGTGGAAACTTAAATCATATGGTAACAGCTTATATGATGGACCATAAAGTAGAATCATATGGATATATTATAAAGCGTATGACAAATCGTCTAAAACCAGAATATATAAATATGAGTCAACAAGAAATTATTAAAGTGAAATCAAAAGTAGGAGCAATGAATCTGACTGAACCCTTTTATACTAATATGATTGGATATACAGGTGATACAACTATTGAGGGAGTACTTCATAATAATGAATTCTTAAATGTACCACTACTAATTATGGAATGTACTGGTTTTAGTGAGGATGATATAATAGAAACAACTCAAGGTAAACATATTCATATTAATGATATTATTATAAACCTAGATAAGTTTAATAATATGAAGATTGTTCTATTTCACGCTTCACAAAAATATAAAAAATTAGAAGATATTCAGGATTATATTAAGAATCTTCCTGATAAGTTTGTTTACTTTTTATAAAGAAATCTAAAGAAAAGTTATATTATTTTATAATATTATGAAAAATCAAAATAAAATTATAAATAAAATTTTTATAGAAGGGAAAAATGAAGGGATAATAAATTATAACAATGGTAAATATAAAGAGGCATCTCTTATTTTTTCAGATATTATTAAATCTAAAATTAATGTAATAGATAAAAGTATATTATTATGTAATCGAGCGGCTTGTTATGTCAAAATGGAAAATTATGAAAAAAGTCTAGAAGATATTATTGAGACTGTTAGAATAAAACCAAATTGGGGTAAAGCTTGGGGAAGATTAGGAGCATCATTATATGGATTAGGAAGATTTGAAGAAGCTATAACTGCATATAAGAAAGCACAAGAATTAGAACCATCTAGTATTTATGAGAATATGATTTATGAGATTAAATCTAATAAATTTTCTCTAAAAATATTATAATCTTTAATATCTACTCATCTTATTTTAGAGATTTTATATTTTTTCAAGAATTTCTAATTCATCTTCTTTTTTTTCATTTATATCTATTACTGACTTTTTCAGAGTATTTTCAGTTAAAAGTTGTCTAATATCAAGAGTTTTTTTTGTAGTATTAGAGAAAAAACGTTCTTTTGATTTTGATTCTTTTTCTTTTTCTTTTTCTTTTTCTACAAGTTTAATAGGAGGAAATCCACCATTTACCATTCTATATATAGTTATATAGATATTAATTAAAATTTAACGATTATTGGTTTAATATTTTTTTTTTGAATATAATTAGATTCAACGTACTCTTTATCTTTAGGAATAGCAGAGTCATTTTTATAAAAGTGATAAATATTACAGCATTTACCCTTATTTACACATTTAAATTTAATATATTCATTATCATTTAAGTCTCCAATAAAATTTATATATAATAGACGATGCAATGAGTGTTTCTTTCCCTTAAAATAAAAATTTATATATTGGTTTTCATTATTAACTCCTTTAATACTAGTAATATAACCAATCCATAAAGAACATTCATTATTAAATATACTATTTGGTAAATATTTACTAATTCTTTTAAGGTCGTTGTATAATAACTTTTTATCAGATGGAATAGTTTTTCTTTGATTTTGTAAAAGTTCGATCATCACTATAATATATTTGATATTTTATATATAATAAATAGAATAAATGTTTTTTGGAATAGTAGTTGAATTATCATAATCAAATTTTAAGAAAATAGTTTTATTTATATTCTTTTCATTAGTAAAATTTTTAATTGTTTCATCATTTACTTCAACCTCCCCTTGTAAGAATATATATTTAATATTTGAAAAGTTGTCATATACTACAATAGGGTTAGGTATAATATGACTTAATATATATAATTCTATTTTACCATCTGTATTAAAAGAAGTTTTTCTAAATTTATTAAGTGTTGACTCAAAAAAGTTATCATTATCCTTAAAATAATTTTGAAGATATTTTTTAACCTTATTATTTCCTTTTGTTATATTATTTTGAACCCAATCTATAATATTAGCCTTGAATAAATAAGTAATATTTGTTTGTAAATCATTATAATGACCAAGATTTCTAGATTCTATATCATATAATGGATTATTTATCCAATAATATGAATTAACATATCCTCTAATAATTGAATCTTTATTAGGAATAATTTTCTGAATAAATTGTTTACCCATTTCTACTAATTGTGTTCCCATATCTTCTTCTTCAACATTATCATTCATATGCATTCTTATCATGTGTCTCTTACCAATCATTGGTATTTTATTTTTACCAAACATTTCTGTCATAAGTTTTGATATATTAAAATTTGTTGCTTTAATAATTTGTTGATTTATACGATTAGTATATTGTGTATAGTCAACAATATCTGATACATAATAAGTACCTTCTTGTATAAGTTCTTTAAATTTAATTCCATCTTGAATCATTTCTTCAATTATCCGATTAACAAACTCTACTGCTACATTCATATATATTTGTAATTTACAACTATCATCTTTCCATATACAATGAATATTATTACTACATTTATCTTTGGTTTTATTTATCATACAATAATCTCTAACATTACTAATAACATAATCTTTTAATGATGGTAATTCTTTAGTAATATGAGCAATTTTGTCACCACCGCCTTTTTGTGATAATTTATAGTCAGATGCTAATTTAGAATCTAAAATTTGAAATAATATTTTACGTAATTCATGTTTTTTATCTTTTATATTCATTTTTTGATTTTTAACAATTTGTATAACCTTATCTTTTATATCTTCATTATTACTTAAATATAAACTTAATTCTAATCTAAATAAGTTATAACTTTCATTCAAATAGTTATGTTCTCGTACACTTTGTAAACGTTCATCATATATAGTTTGTTTTCCATTCTTAGTCCAATTAGTAATTTCTATATCAATAGTTTCTTCTAAAGGTTGGAATCTAACTGGTAGTGCTAATATTTTAATACTATTTTCATCAACTATTTCATTATTAATAGGAAGAATGAGATTATTATTTAGTAAAATAGATATAATATGAATAGATTGTTGAGTTCCTTTTTGTGTCATATTATCATAAAATGTTTTATTGTCATAAAATATAGTATTTGGGATATATTCTAATTTTAATTTACTTTCTATTTTTTCTAATAATTTTATGGCATCTTTTAGTTTGGGTAAATTTTTTATAATATCTTGTAGGTTCATATCAAATGGATAATTATAATGAATACCAGATGGTGATGTAGGTATGATTAATCCATTATCCAATTCTAGATATTTACATTTATGTCTATCATCAATATATTGTTTCTTAATAGCAACTGTTGTAGTTGTATTTAATAATCGTATAATATTTTTTGCATATAAACTATTGCTAATAATATTATTATTACAACTCTTTTTATGATAGTTTCGTAATTCTTTTAATATTTTTTCAAAATATCCAGAATTAGAATAAAACTTAGTCAAATTAATTTTCTTATCAACCATATCATTTTTCTGAACACGATAAATTGGAAAATAATATTTATCTTCTTTTATTAATATTACAATATCACGGTCTTCATCTAATTGATATTTATTTTCAGGATTCATACAATCTAGATAATAATGTTCTCTAACTTCTTCTTTTTCAAGATTACGTTTAATTATAGTAGTTTGTTTATTTAATATATAATAATTAATACCTTTTGTAGATAATACACCAGGTATGCTCGATAATTCACCAATCATATCATATTCCAAATAATTAGAATTTTTTATATATTCAATATATTTAGCACGAGTTTTAAATAATTCACTAATATCACCAGAATTTAAATAAGTGAAATATATGCTATCTTTATCTTTCTCCATAAATTGTACCATCAAGTCAATTAATTCTGGGATTGTTTTATCATAAACATTAGAAAGAGCTACTAATAAATGATAATAATCATGTTTAACAGTATATTTGAAGAAATAACCTGATTTTGATTCTAATAAATAATGATTCTTAATTCTATTATCATGTTCCCATAATGTATTAAAAAAGATATCTAAATATTTAGGTAAATAAATAAATCTTCCTTCTTGAACCTTATTAGTTTCTTGTAAAATATATAATTTATCACCTAAATTCTTTGTTATACTAGCTGTTTTATCCTCTTTAATATTATTTTCACCTATACATTTTAAGAAATAATTCTTCTTTTCTTTATTATTACTATTTAATTGGTCTTTCTTAAAACAACAAGGCATGCATAAATCAGATGGATTATTACCACGAGCTAAGAAACCAATATATTTATGTATATTCTTTTCTGATGGGTCACAAGTATAAAAGTTAAATGTATTATCATCACCTGATAATTTAATTGCTTTTATCATTGTACTATATACTTTTCCTTTTATTTTCATATCTGCTTTCTTTTCATAAAATCCAGTTTCTTTATTTAATTTATATCCTTCCTTTAATAATTTATCTAGCTGATTACCAGGAGTAATTTCAGGGCGTCTTTTTTTATCAGTACCAGAGTTTTGACAAGAACGTGTCCATTGACTTTGACCTTTTTCAGGTTTAAATCCAAGACGTGCTTTATCTAAATTAGTAATAGTTTTAACAGTTTGTACAGAAGCATCATATTCAACAATTTCCATCACTTTATTACGACGTCTAGCTATTTTATTAAGATTTTTTAATTGGTCTTTTAGTTTCATATATTCTTTCTTTTTATATAAATAGGTTTCAACATAGAGATAAATTAAAACTTTCATAAAATTAACAATTTCTTCTAGTTGTTCTTTATTTCTTGAACCTGTAATTCTTATCTTGTAATTATCCTTATCACGACCTTGAATATCAATACCAATTCCAGGTGGTTTAGATTTTGGTAATGTTTTTAATTTTTTTAATAATTTCTTAGATTTTTTAATAACTTTACTATATTTATCTCTTACATAATCTAACTCCCTTGCAGAATCTTCTATCGTTATATTAAATTGTTTAGCAATTTCATCAATTAATTCACGATCATTTAATTCATAGTTTCTCAAAAAATAAAGAATTCTAAGATGCATTTTAGTACGATTATCATATTTGCTAATACGTTTATAACGTAAATAAGTACCATATTTAGATGTCTCTTCCACTACATCTAGTTTCTTTGATTTTCTTTTCTTAGGTTCAATAACTAGAGATATATAGGGAAAAAAGAAGCGGCTAAACTCAGATAGGTCATTATGATTAATTTTAAAATTATCAGGAATTGCGAACTTTTGAATTGTATTAATAAATGCATATTTAAATCTATCATCAGGTGGTATCATAAATTTAATTTTTTTATTTTCAGAGTTTATCTTTTTTAATAATTCTCTTACATATTCATATGATGTATTTATATCATTAACTGTTGCCTCATCACTTTCTTTCCAAGTAATTTTATATTCTATTCTACCAGTTTCATGTAAATTAATTGAAATATATTTATCACCTATTGCTTTTGTATTATCTTTTACTTTAATCTTAAATGATATACCATATGGAGTATTTTCAAACCATTTTGCTAATAATTCTTGATTACTAGATATTTCATTTATGTCTTGCGATTGTGCATATTCATTAAAGAATTTATATGTTACATGAGAATCAGCTGATTGATATTGAATAAATGGATATTCATTCCCTACTATAAAATTATCAAATATTCTATATAAATTAAATTTACTATCAGATGTAGTACCTGTAATATTTTTTGGATTATTAATATTAACATGAATAATAGATTGAATAATGTGATTATTTTCAAACATCTTATCAAATTTACCTAAATCGTTTTTAGCTTGTTCAACTGTTTCTTCTATTTGGGTTTCTAACTTAACATTGTTACATATAGTACCAAATACTGATTCAATATATAGAACTTCTTTATTATTTTTACCTATTAATAATTGTATAATTTGTTCCAAACGTTCATATGATATCATTGGAAAATATATATTAATATAAACATCATAAAGATTTCGTTTTTCTTCTGGTTCTGGTGTATATCCTATTCCTAATTCATTATATATATCTAACATATAAATTTCATTCATTGTCATGAATTCATCATAATTTCTAATAATATTAGTTTCATCATCTTCACGTTTTATTTTATAACCAAAACTTTCTTTCAAATAACTAAGATTATTTCTTAATTTTTCATAAATTTTAAGATTTTCATTAGGTTTAATATCTATTTTTAATAACTCATTTTTTCTAATCCATTTCTGACCTAACATTACAAAATCTAACTTATTTTCATAAATATATTCTGACCAAAAATATTGGGTTTCTGGTAAAACTCGTATCGATTTTCCAAACTTATCTGATATTGGTAATGATGTTGCTATTTTTTGACGCATTGATTTAATAGTATCATCTTTAAAAATATATTGTTCGGTAACATAATATTTAAGAAATATATCTTCTATTTTAATATCATATGTTATACTATCCATACTATCATCATATTTTTTTTCTAAGTTTTGTGTTTCTTTTTCCCATTTCTTATCATTAATTGCATCACTAATTAATTTTGATGTTTCTTTTATTGTTTTATTATTTTCAATATCAGTTGTTGCATATAGTTTAGTAATTTCATCCAAATTAAAATCCTCTTCAATTTGCTCTTGATAATCTTCATCATTCACAAGTTTAACTTCATCTTCATCCTCATTAGCATCATTTTCATTATCTTCATCATCTTCATTATCATCACCACCTTCTTGTTCTTTTAGAATATTAGTATCAATATTAGTTCTAAAATCTATTTCTACTTTTCTAGTTTGAGTTTTTATTTTATTTCTAAATAATAGCATATTATAGTAATTAGTTGCAAATGAATAAGATAATTTTTTTATAGGTGCTTCAATAATATGTTTATTATACCATTCTTTTCCATATTTAGTTAAAAGATTCTTCTTCTTAATAGCAGTATTATTAATATCAGTTCTTTGTTTATAAATATGATGACTTATAAAGAATTTTTCATACCATAATTCACCATATGTTGTTTCTAATTGTATGTATTCTTCTTTTGTAAGAGTATTAAATGTTATATATAAATCTTTTTCGGAAATAGATTCTAAAATTTTCATAATCTTATTTGAAACTAGAGGTCCAATATAAATATATACTTTATATTGAATTCTTCTATTATTATTTTTCATTTTATGAATAATTTTAATAGGATCTTTCATATTATATTTCTATAGAAAATTAAATAATAATATTTTATAAAATATTATTATATAATTGAACTACTAAGAATCATACCACAATATTCAACTGGATTAGTATCATAATTATCTTTCTTATAGAGTCCTATATTAATAGCCTCTTCACAAAAGAATCTGAATATTTTTTTAAATAAATTCCCATGACCAATCTCAGGACATGCAACATGTGCCATCTCATGTATTGCCACATACATTAATAAATTAATATCATGTAATTTGCCAGTTTTTTTACTTTTTAAACAAAATGATAATTCTTCACCCTTATTAATGCTATAAGAAGTTAAATTTGAACTAGGATCTGTTTCATATATAGTGGTTCTATTCTCATCAAAGTACTCTTCCAATTGTATTAAATATTTTTTGTATTGTGGGAAATTTTCTTTATTTTTTACTAAATGATTTTTCAACTTGAGCATGTTTTCAACCATCAAACTAAATAGTTCAGTTTTATCTTTCATCATATTATCCTTATGTAATAAGAATTTCATACCAGAATTAGATTCAACATAAATAACATTATGACGATTTAAGAATAAAAAAATATATATAAAAATTATTAACATTGCTATCAAAACATTTTCATTCATTTCTATATTAATAAATTAATATAGAAATTATTATATAAAATATCTTTTTATTTTTTCTCCTCTATATATATTATGGGTAGCAGTAAAAGTAAAGAAAATACTGACACGAAATGGAATAATATGAAAACTGATGATATTAGTTCATATATTCCACATCTTAATAGCTTATCAAAAGACGCAAAAAAATTAATATCTAATTTAACCATTCCAACATTTAGTGAAACCCAAAGTTCTGAATTTGATATAGATAAATTTATGAATAATATTAATAATAAATTAGGTCCAAATGATAAAAAAGTATTTAATAAAATTATTGATGAAATGTCATCTGAAGTCTCAGCCACATCACCATTTATCAGTTCTGATGTATACCAAAATATGTTAAATTCAACTACATCTGCAGATCAACCAGTTATACAAGCTGGTGGTAAAGGTAAGAAACAAATTAAGAAATCAAAAGTTAAGAAGATGAAAGGTGGTATGGATGATAGCGATACTTCATCAACTGATTCTGATTTAGATGATATGACTGATAGCAGTGATTCTGATTTAGATAGCTCATCATCTGATAAGAAGAATAAAAAAAAGAATAAGAAATATTCTAAACATACTGAAACCGAAACTCAATCAGCAGGTAGTAACTTATCTTATATTTCATCATCTGCTCACACTGACAGTAACAAATCAATTATTGATGAAAATGGTTTACAATCAACATCAATTAGTGTAAATACTGAAGATATCAACATGATTTCTGAATATTAAAGTAATTATAATAGATCATTTGACTTTTAGTGATGTCATTATTTATATAATAATATTTCATGTGCATATGCACGCAATTTAATATATTTAGTTTTATATTTTAAATATTTTTTATGAGAATCCTCAACTTTACATTTATCTAAAATATATTTTTTTATTTTTTGATAATTATTATTATTACTAATATCATGCTCTTTAAAGAAATCATTAAAATTATCACAATTCCATTTTTTATTACTTATAATATAGTTATATAATCGCCATACTCTTAGTGGATCTACTTCAAATTTAGGATAAAATTCAGTAAAGAAATCTGTATTAAGTAATAATTCTTGTAAAGGTGTATTATTTTTAATATTTTTAGCATTCACATTAATCATATTATCAGAATATTTAAAAATTGTTTTAATCATTTTATTTAAAATTAAAATATTTATAAAAGATACTTTCTGTAAAATAATATGTAATAAAGTATTATTTGAAGGATCTAATTCAGCATTAATATCTATTTTGTTTGTTTCTAGTAATTTTATAAAAAATTCTATATAAATATCTAATTCTTTATATTTATCTTCATATTTTTTTATATAATTATAAATATATTCTTGTTGACTTGGGTTGTCTTTAAATTCTTCTTGACTTGTATCACGTTTAAATTCTTGTTTTATTTTGTCATAAATTTGTATAATATTGTCTAGAATAAGTTTTATAGGCATAATATCACCATTATTTTTAATATTCACATTAATATTAGATTTACCTAATAATTTTGTAAATAAAATTATATTTTTAGTTTCTATCGCCATATATAATAATGAATTACCCTCATAATTTAATACATTAATATCAATTTTAGGATTATCTAATGCTATATAAAAATTATCATCTGAAGAATTAAATAATAAATGTATTAAATGTTCATCATTAATTTTTATATTTAAATTAATATCTGGTCGTTTTATTAATTTTTCAAATAAAGTTTTATTTCGTGCATATGATCTTCGTAATATTGTATCGATACCATCTTTATTTATATCAATTTTAGGATGTTCTAATAATTTATCAAAATAATGTGAATCATCTTTTTTATAAGATTCAAATAATAAATCACTTGATTTATTAATGTCAATATTCGGATGTTCTAATAATTTATCAAAAAGTTCTTTTTTATTATCCTTAATTGCATTGTCAATTAATGTTCCATTGCTATTAATTTGTATATTCACATCAATATTAGGATGTTTTAATAATTTATATAAATAATACTTATCTTTGACTGTATAACAATTTACTAGAAAACTATCTTTTATTTTAATATTAGGATGTCCTAATAATTTATCAAAAAGTTCTTTCATATCGTTCAAAATTGCATTGTCAATTAATGTTCCATTGCTATTAATTTGTATATTCACATCAATATTAGGATATTCTAATAATTTATATAAATAATACTTATCTTTGACTGTATACCAATCTACTAGAAAACTATCTTTTATTTTAATATTAGGATGTCCTAATAATTTATCAAATATTGGTTTTTTTCCAATAGCATCAACCAATGGTAAACTTAAATCAGGGAAATATTTATTAAAGTAATCATTATTTACATCTAATTTTGAAATATCTATATTTGACATATCTACATTTTCAATCAGATATTTTAATAGAGTTATCGGTTTATTATCAATAAAAATAAAATATTCTGGGAAGAAATCAAAAAATCTAAACTCTAGAAGTGAATTAATTATCTTATAATTATTAGTAGATACATGATTAATTTTATCTTGTCTATTTAATATTAACTCATGCATTTTAGTAGATGAAATAAAATTAAAAAAATTAGACTCAAATATAAAATCTTTATTATCATCTATAAATTTTTTAATTTTATAAGTATTATTAGTTAATATATATTATATCACATCAAAAGTTTTTGAGTGTTCTGGTAAAAATAATTTATGTAAATTATTTATATGACATAATTTTAACATATCACGAATAAATCTCATTATATATAAATCATCACACGTTTTAGTATATAACATATCATCATTATTATAATTAATAACTTTATGAATAAAAAAATGTAAACAATACATATAACAAAAAGGTAGTGCTTCTTGTGCTAATAAAGTTTTAGGCATATCTAGACATTTATAATTATTTTGAGCAAATAATTTTTTTATAAATGATATATAATTATATATCGGTCTCATTCCATATTTTTTAATTTGTTCCTCTGAACCGAAATGTGGTTCATAATAATAATATTCTTTACTATGAGTGTTAATAAATATCATGTTAACATGTTTATTATCTTGAACTTTCAAATATATAAAAATAAATTTATTTTTTGTGTCAATTAACTCTTCAAACTTGATACTTTCATTAAATTCTATTTCATTACAAACTATATCAAATCCATATAGATCTCTAAATAATGTATTAATTATTTTTGGTATACCTATATTATCTCTAATATATATAGCACAAATTAATGATCGTACTTTATTATATGGATAAATTGTATTATTCATAAATGATACTAACTCTTCACATTTTTCTTTACCACTTTTTTCCTCTAAACAAAAAGACATTTATATATATATATAAATAAATATAAACAATATTTATAAATTTTTTAATAGACATGTTTATAAAAGATATATTAATAATCTTAAATATTTTGTAATTTATTTAATTATTAGATTTTCTACAGATATAAATAAAGAGACTATAAATTTTATACAAATTAAATTAGGATCATTATTTCTTAATATAATAACATATACATTTTATATTTTATTTTATACCAATTCAAATAGTTCTGAATCTATAAATAATTCTTCATATTTATGTTCTACTTTGTGTTGTTCCATAAATTCATTAATATTATCTATTAATTTCTTAATTTCCAAGACAAACTTTTTATTTGTCATTATTTTCTTCTTTTTCACTTCAATCAATAATTCAATTGCTGATTGATTTGGCTTTGCCTTTATAGTTTTAACTGGTTTAACTTTGACTTCTTTTATTGGTTTTATTTTAGGTGGTTTATACATATCAATAAAATCTGTAAATAGTTTACTAGCATTTGGATCAACTAGTTCTAGAAATTGTAAAGCAGGATTCATAATTTGATTAGTCAGATAAAATAGATAATCAATTTCTAATTTATTATGTTTAATGTATGAGGGAATCTCAATAATATCACCTTGTAATAATTTCATACCACTTTCAGGTGGTGGTACTTTAATCACTGCAAATTCAATTCTATCACCTGATTGAGGTGTATTACCTGGATCGCGTTGAGCTATTTTTTCTGCCAAATAAACATGAGCAATTTTTTTCCAATCCTTATATGATTCTTTCATTTTGAGAGTTCTACTTTGTAGAAAATATTTAATATCATATTCACCATTAAACATCTTCTCTAAACATTGATTTAAATAATCTTTGGCTCCTTTTGGACTTCTCTTATTAATAAGATAATCAATAATACCTCCACAAATCTCTTTTACAATTGGTGCATTGTCTCGACGCTTCAATACAATACCCATAAAATCCTGTTTATATTTATTTGGGTCATCTTCATATTTATTACCAACATATCGTTTCTTGGTTAAAATAGCAAATGGCCAAAATGTTTTTTCATATTCACAATCATGAGGGAATGGAAGATGAGATTTAATCAATTCTCCTGATAGTTTACCCATCTCCATCCCATTATCTAAAGTTCTTTTATCTGTAATAGACATTCCACCTTCATAAATATCTATCTTGTGTAATAGTTTCATATTCTCATCAAAGTCCCATCTAGGTTGAAGCCAATAATAAATATATCTTTCATCCATTTCCATACTACTCATATCAACTCGTCTCATAGTAGTATTTACAAACTGTATTACCATATTATAATGGTCATTCTTATATAAATTGAAATCAATTCCTAATTCCTTAATTAGAAAGTCTTCAAGAATTTCATCAAGTGTTTTTGTACCACTTTCTTTGAAAAAACTTTCAATTAATTCTTTTGTATGTTCTTCTAATTTATCCTCATTAAATTTAAGACCAAAGTCCATATCATTTAATAGATTCATATTAATAAGTTCAACTAATTTAATCATATCACATTTCTTATTCTCTGTAATAAATTGTTTCAAATAATAAATTGCATTTTCATACTTGTTTTCATACTTGTTTTCATACTTGTTTTCATACTTGTTTTCATACTTGTTTTCATACTTGTTATCATAACTGGCGATTATATCGTTATTAGGTTCTACAACCTTAATCATATAATCGGTAAATAATTTAGTAACAGCCTTTCTATCTCCACTTAATACCCATTTTTCCTTAATTGTCTTTTCCATCAAGTTCTTAATTGGAGTCATCATTTTCTTCTCTTCAATATTAATCTCACTTGCTATAGGGAAACAATCTTTATTCATCTTGTTAAAACGTTTTACAAAGTTTAAAATCATTTCATCTGATGGCATTACATAACTATTATTATATACATTATTAAGATGTGTTATAATAGGTTCAAGAATATATTGTCTACGTTTTTCAGTTAAATCTGTTGTTACCAATCTAATTTTAGACAATTGATGTTCAGCCCATTGAGTCAATTTAATATCAAACATATTAGTATAATTCATTTCTACAAGTTCTGCTAATGTCCATAACCACGGAAGATAACTCTCCTCCATATACTCTTTCAAAAATATCTTAAGACGGTCTTCTAATGGTAGGATGATAGCGTGATGGTTTGGTTCTGCCATACATTGAGGTGCTATGGGTAATTGCAAGCTAGTAACTTCACCATAATATGTATCAAACAATGTTATAAATACTTCTCTCTCTTTCATACCAAAGAAAGGTAATATTAACGTTTTAGCAAATCCTACAACTTTCTTCCAAATACCTAATGATACTTCACTATCCACCAAAGTTGTATTTTCCCTGAAGCGATAGCAACTGAAAATTGAATCAGTGTTATGAACAATCATTGAACCTACTCCTGCTTGAAAATGATGATTCTCAGTAGTAAGGTCATACACATATTCTTCTTCTTCAGTCCATTCTTCCATCTTCTTAACAGCATCAGGGTCTCGTGCATAGGCACACTTTCTAATTTTTTCACAGAATCTGATACGATAGATAGGAACTCGTTCTACCTTATCTTTACGATTATTTACAGATACCATATAATCTAATGATTTAGCTAGAGTATAGATTCCCATCGCTGCAACCATACCCTTCTGATCAATTTGTGAACCTGGAGGAAAACAAAGTTTTCCTTCAGCTACTTTATCTAAAAAATCTTTAGATTTTTTGGCTAATGACCCACACCGAATCTTATCGGTAATAGCGGCATAGCCGCATTTTGATAGATTCTTGTCATAAAGGTCATTGCAAATACTCGTGGCTTTGCCAATCTTATTAGTTTTAAAGCCATCTGCTTCATATAGACCTATGAAGAAGGCTTCTCGAATATCTCTACTAGCATTAATGATAAATTCAGGAACCTTCTTCTGCAAGTCATTAGTATACATCAATTTTCTAAAATTAACAATAAACTCTTTTAATTTACCATAAGAAGCTTTGCTATCCTTATTAGTTGGTACAAGTTTATAAACACTAGATGATTTGCGGCTCTGCCGAAGTGTATCAAGTACTTTCCAATTGAATTCATTAAAATATTTGTTACTAATATCTTTATATTTATTAATGATTTCTGTATTCTGGTTATTAATTGCAAAACTTGCTTTATCACCAGATGGACAATTGTAATATCCACAGGAACCTGAAGAAAAACTTTGTTTTTCTCCAGCTAAATTATCAGAAGAACCTTCTTCTGATAATGAACCATCACCCATAAACATTCCTAAGAATTGAGCAATCTCTGTATTTAATTCTATACCATTAAACAGTTTATATTGTTTGTTGGTATTAATAGTAGGAAAGCTATGTAATAATTTATCTCCAATCTTTAATTTTTTCGGTGAAATCTCTTTTCCTTCTTTAGTTAATAATGAATGATCGTCTGTAACAACAACAGAACCACTATGAGTTGTAATCCTGAATAATTTCTTTTCTTTTGATAACTTGTGACGAATAACACGTTGAATTTTAGTCCAACCTTTTTCAGTCCAAGTTTCAACATCATTCATTTCACTAGACTCTTTACCATCTTTATCAACCATAGGAATATAATTTGTACCCAGGTTATCAATCGATTCAATAAAAATCATTCCAGATTTAATATTTCTTAATAATAAAGGAGTCTGTCCAATTACACTATCCCCATACCTAATAACTGGTTGAATAGTCTGTAACGGAATATCCTGAGTAACATATTTTTTAATATTCTCAATTAATCTCGTATCGTTTCGTGCTTTTAATTCCAAGTCGTAAATTTTTTCTACTTTATCCAACATATTGTTCTTATATGCATATTTTAATCCATTAATAATCCATGGTAATCGTTCTTCATCATATTTTTTAGCAAGAATTAACATTTCACGTCCTGTTGATGTAGTACAAGCTGCAATATCACGTTTACATACTGGAGATGTGGCTGCACCAAGTTGACCATACAATGAGTTGGCGGTAATTTTAACTGCAAGTTGTTTTGCATCTAAAATTTTATATTTAAATGGGTCTATTTCTACTTTCATTTGTTTTTTAATCGATTTACGTTCTTTTAATAGATTATTTAAGATAGTTGGAATTACACCAAGTTCATCATTAATTTGTGCGAATCGTCTATATTGGATTGAACCATCTGATTCCTTGAATTGTGCATTATAATATTTAATTCCTGGTAAATTATCATATTGTACATCTTCTACAATTGTTTCGTGACTCATATTCTTGTGCATAATTGATGCAGGGTAAAGACTCATATAATCTTTTGTTGCAAGAGCTTCATAATCTACTTTTGGTACGGGGTCAAATACAATAGCACCTTCATAAGATGATGATTCAGTTTCTACTTCATCTCTTTCTTTGCTTTTACATTTTGGACATTCCCATTTATTAAGATATTCCATTGTACATTTATTACAACGATACAATTTATCTAATTTTAATACAGGGAATGCAATCTTATGTTTCCTAAATTCTCTCAAACATAATGAAAATAATTTAATCCCCTGCCCCCTAATAAATAGATAGGAAAGAGGTACATAACATACATTAGCCATCTCAATATTTTTTGTAACAACTTCTAACTTGTTAATTAGTAGATTTACCAACGTACAATCCTTCACACAGTACTTTGCTACAATTGCTCGATCATCAGCACTACCCTTTTGAAGTCTGAAAATATCTTTTGGTCCAACATCATCTTTTGCTTGTGACCAACAAATAGTTCCACCTTGCTTTGCAGTATCCAACTCAGCAGCTAGATACATATTACCAACTACTATGATTTTCTTTTCACTCATATTGATATTAATCACCAGATATTTTTCACCCACTTCATCAGATACAAATCCTTTAATTACTTCCAAATGAATATAATCACCAATATTAATATCGCTAACTGATTTACAAATTAATTCAAATGCCCAGTCATTAGATTCTGAATCCATCGCTTTATTAGTATCTAGTAATTTATAACTGGTAACTTCTCCACGAATAAACTTGGAAGCCACGTAATCTAGTTTATAGGATGGCAAATTAAAAGTCTTTTGAATATCTTTCATCAAGTCAATATGAATACGACCAGGTGTATCCCAAAATCGTAATAAGTTTTCACCTAGTGCAGATGAAGCTAATTTCATCTCTTTGAAATTACACTTATGATTTTTTAATTTTGACATATAAGCCATATCTGCATCAATTCTAAGAATATTTTTACAACGATCATACATATACTTTTCATCAAAAAAGAATGTATTATAACCAGTAATAATATCACAATCATTATTATTAATTTCATTTAAGAATGAAAACATAAGTTCTTTCTCAGTATCACAACTTTCAACAATTGTATTCTCTACTGGACTTGTCTTATTTAAACACGCGATGTATTGTCGATATGGTTTTGACTGACCAATAATAGTATAGGTACAACCAATTTGAATCACGCAATCTCCTGGTCGACGAGCTTGAGGAAATTCACCATCAATTGAATTACATTCAATATCAAATGAACAGATTCTTAATGGTGCATTGGTATCCTTCTTAATTGGATTTAAGTTTCTCCAATCAACCACAATTTCAATATCACATCGAGATGTTTTCATATCCTCACCATCAATTAGTTCATATTTAGATGTTTCTATCCACGAACAACCACTAATATCTCGAATATGAAAACATCTCAACATTGGTGGTAGATTTGCTTCATATAATTTTAATTTAATAGGTTTATATAACTCAGGAATCCCAGGAATAGTAATTTCATTCTGTTCTATATAATATTTATATTTCTTCATACCATCTCCACTAGTAAAAACTAGACGGGCAAACCAAAATAATTTATTATTAGTAAAACCTTCTGCTAATTTAAGTTGTACAATTTGAACTTCTTTTAGAGTCTTTTTAAATCTATAAAATACCTTCTTATTATCATTACTTTTAAAGAATGCACATAATTTAGTAGCCATATCATCTAGATATGCTTTTGATTTTATTTGTAATTTACTTGGAAGAATAATATAAAAATATGGAGTATAACCAATTATTTTTGCATAAACAGATTTTCCATCCATACATCTTCCAAAGCTATGGATAATAAAGTCACCTTGAATATCTTCTTCCCCATCATCACCTTCAATCATATCATGGCCTTCCATCCAATCATATAATTGAAATTCTATATTATCATTTGTAGTCATTAAGTTATGTATTAATATTAAAATAGAATAAGTCTTTATCAATTTTTCAGAACACAATTTCATAAAAGTAGTAACTAAATATGTATAAGAATATTCTTAAAATAATTTTAACTGTTACTGTTGTTCCACATATTGTTCCTATCGTTTGATTAAAATAATCACTATCAATCATATCATAAAAAGATTGACGTATCAAATGTAATACAAATATAATACCCACTACTTTTAAAATAGGTGGTTTAAATAATTCTGTAAAAAATTCATTTATCATTATGTTATATTATAAATTAAAATTATTTCTTAGATTTTTTAACCTTCTTTTTAGGAAGATTATCATTCATCTCTTCAGAATGTTTCTTATACCATTTATCATATTTAGTCTCAAGAATATTTAACTCATTAGACCAAATTGTTTCTGGTTTCATTTCATTAAGTTCATTATATTCAGCTGTTTTTATATCATTCATTTCTTTCAACTCTTCAATCTTTTCCATTGTAAGATTATAAATAGGCATACTAAGTAAATAATCATAGGATACCTTCATATCATCTTTATTCTTTCCGAGTCGTGGAAATTTAAGTTTCTCTAATTTGTCTTCAATTTCTGTTTTCTTCTTATTGTTAATCTCTAACTTTTTTTCAACTACCATTAAAATGAATCGTACCTTGTTGGAAATTACAGTTAATTGATGTTCTAAAATAGCCAATTGATGTAACTTTCTATCTTGATACAATTGTAATCTGACCTTGTAATAATCACGCATAATACTCTCAATGCTATTATATCGTTTAATATGACCTTCTGGACCATACAAGTGCATGTTTGTAATAGAATATTTCTTGTAAAGATGATATAATTTATCAATATCTTTCACCGAGTCCAGATATCCATCTTCAAATGTTAATTCAAAATGAACTTTTGTATCTGTATTAGAATCCTTGTAACCAATGAATGGATTCTCTTTCTCCTTCTTAATAACCTTTTTCTTCTTGTCATCAATTTTACCTCGTAGAGGAATATCTTCTAACATTTTCTCTAAAAATTCTTTATAGTTATAAGTCCATTGTCCTACTGGTAATTCGGTGATAGTCATCTTATTATTATCAATTGACCATGTTCCATAAATTTCATAATTGAAATCATCAATCTTTGATACGACACCTTCAAATCCTTGCCACCATGGATCCATAGATTCAAATTCTCTTCCATTCATAATATTTCTAATATTATTAATAATTTCACATGGATTATAAGGGGGGATCTTGGTTGAGAAACCAGTTCCAATTCCCTCAGCACCATTAACAAGTACCATTGGAATAATTGGAGCATAATATTCTGGTTCAATTGGAATTCCATCATCATCCTGTTGCTTCAGAATATCATTATCCATTGGATTAAAAATAGTTGATGTTAAATCTTCTAATTTTGTCCAGATATAACGGGAAGATGCAGCGTCTGCACCTCCTTTTGTTCTTGTTCCAAATTGTCCATTAGGCATTAGTACATTGATATTATTTGAACCGACAAAGTTTTGTGCCATACCAACAATTGCACCATTAAGAGACATTTCACCGTGATGGTATGCTGCTCTATCAGATACAAAACCTGCTAATTGGGCTACTTTAACTTCTTCTTTTTCTAAACCACGTAAAAAGGCACCATATAAAATTTTACGTTGTGATGGTTTAAATCCATCTATAACTGATGGAATAGAACGAAACAAATCTTCATTTGAGAAATGAATCAGTTCACTATGAATAAAATCATAATAAGGAATAATCTTTTGCTCATATTTAAGAATATTATTTTTGTTATATTGCATCAACCATTTCTTTCGGTCTTCTACACGAGACTTGTCAAATGCTAATTTAATAGCATCATCATCATTGTGTGGGAACTCAAAGAATTCTTGCTCTGCAAATTCTTCATCAGAATCATATTCTTTTTCTGCAATATCTTGTATTTGTTTTGATGACTCTACAAATTCTTTATCCCAAAAGTAATTAATCAATTTAGTATCAATATCCATAAAATATTCTCGAGCTTCTAATGAGGTAGATGTACCAAGACCCTTGTAATATTTGACCTTATAATTAGATGATTCGGGAGTTTCCTTCCATTTTTCATAATCAGTTAAATTATAAAATGCAATCACCTCTTTGCCTTTCACTGCTTTAACAATTGGAGTATTAAGACTTTGAATAAAACTGTCACGTTGGATTAGTGATGGCCAAAGTGAATGGACCATATTCATAAACAATCCTTTAATATGACTTCCATCAGTATTGTGTACGATTAATCTGCCTACACCTGCTTGAAAATGATGATTTTCAGTTTCTAAATCATATACATATTGTTCTGTAATACCCAAATCAATTATTTTTTTAATAGCAATTGGATTTGATTGTTGTTTTCCTTTCGTAGCAGTTAATGTATAAATTCTTTGTTTAGTTGATTTAATATTAATTGATACATCATAACCAATTGATTTACATAACATATATAATCCTTGTGCACTTATTTTACTACAAACATCAAAGAAATTACATACTTTACCATTTTTCTCTCGCTTACAACCATCGCCGTCATAATAACCAGCATAGAAATGTTCTTTAATTTCTCTTGATGAATTTAAAATTTCTACAGGAATTTTCTTATTTTTATCTTTATCATAAAATAGATTTCTATATTTTTCAATAATATCTAATGTTGATTTTCCACCATTAATAATTAATTTATAAATAGATTCTGTAGTAGCTAGTTTATTACCGTCTGCTAATTTACATTTAATTATTTTAAAATCATAATCATATACTGTACTTAAATATTTTTTTGCTTTTTCTAAATAAGTAATATTTGTATTTACAATAGCCCAATTATAATTTGTTCTAGTGAATGTATACTCATTTGGTCTATTTTCAGGTTTCTTATTATAAGACCAAGAATATACACCACAAGAACCGTCTGCCCAAAATAAACCCATTGCATACGCCTCTTCATTTGTAATTTTAAAATCACAATTAGTAATAATATTTTCAACAGATAATATATTCTTAATTTCATCAAGAAGCTGATCTTTATTTTTACGATTAATATATTGAACTTTTAGTTCACTAGCAATTTTTTGAATTTCATTAATATTCATTTTTACAATTTCTTTAATGTCATATTTTTTCTCAAAAAAGTTAGGTAGACTATGTAATAACATATCGCCTACTTTACAATCTTTTGGTGCAATTTCAGTTCCATTATTTTTAATTAATGAATGGTCTTCTGTTACATCTACAACACCTGTATGAGTTAATACACGATACATTCTTTTACTAACTTTATGCCTAATAACTTGTTTAATAGGGGTCCATCCTTTTTCTGTCCAAACTAAATAATGTGTATCTGAAACTTCTTTATCATTTTTATATGTCCAATTATTTGAAATATCATCAATTGTTTTAATTTCTAACATATTTTTTTCATTCTTTAATAATAGAGGTGTATCACCCGTAACTGAATCTTGGTCAGTTAATAGAAGAATATGACCATACCGAAGTGTATTAAACTTTTCTTCACTACTATAGTCTTCACCTTGTTTTAATCCAAGAATAAGTTTAAGGTTCTTAATTTCTTCATTTGCAAGTAATTGAGATGGAGGTGCTTCTCGTACATTTAAAAGTTTTCCCTTTAATGGGAAAACGCCATAATAATCGCGTCCTACAATCGCAAGACCTGCAAGAGCAGTAGCTTTTGCAGAGTCTCCTTCTGTAAGAATGAGGGTACATTTGTGAGAATCTTTTCCTCCCGCTTTATTTGCATCATCTAGTTTTGGAATACCAGAAATTTTGACTTGCTTTTTACCATCTGTTTTCTTGAGACTACTATTCTCTTTGAATTTAGCTAGTTCAATCACTTGTTCTACAATACCACATTTGGCAAGTTTCTTTAAGAATGTAGGTGATGGTTCGTACTTGGAACCAAACTTATCCACTTTAGTAGTAAGAGTATCTTTTGTTTGTGATGAAAAGGCTGGATTAATAATAGTACTATTAATAAAAAATACAAGGTTTTCTTTCAGTAATGTTGGAGTAATTTTGATATCTTTTTCCTTCTTTTTAATAAAATCATTAATAAGGGTTTTAACCACATTATCAATAATATAATTACAATGAGTACCACCGTGATAAGTTGAAATACTATTAACAAATGATACTACTTCTCCTCCAGCATCTGGTTTATAGACAACACCTACAGTCCATCTATCAGATTGTTCATAATATAATTCTGTGTCAGGTACATAGAGATCGATATATTGTTTGAAAGTATTAGCATCTACTTTAGTCTCATTAAAATATACTTTAAGTTTATTATTTGATGTACCTGCAATGTCAATACATCGACGATGAAACAATGACTTGTGGTCACTATCCATTGTCTTTAATTTAAATTTTTCCAAATCAGGATAGAAAGTAATCTTTACTGAACTCTTGGCTTTTGCAGGTAACTTGGTAATACTTGGCTTACCAACAACAGCCATATTATCAGACCATTCTTGAATAAATCGCTTTCCACGTTTCATGTCATCAATTTCTACGATAAATTTATTTGAGAAAATATTAGCACAATTATGTGTAACAGTAAAATCATTAATAATAAAACGTTGATTTCCATCAATTTCAATACCAACATAATCTCCATTTTCTATTTTATTAATATGAATCGTACCTGTTGATTTGGCAGTATTATGACATTTTGGTTGATTACATTTCTTTCTTGGTAATATGGTTGGAATATCTTGAATTCCATTACCTGAAATATTAATATTATATGCAAGTCCTTTTTTATTCTCACCTTTCCATGTCCATGTTGTTTTTCTAATTGTTTGTTTACAACAGAAACCTAGCGAACGAGCTAAATATACTATATCTTTTGCTAGTTCTTCGTGATTCATACCTTGAGTAATTATAATACGTGTACCATCTCTCTGAACTGTACCATCTGTATCGATAATACCAGCTAATACTTTTAATCTAGTATCACGGTCATTAATCATATATTGCTTTGGAATATGTTTTCTATCAATAAGATTATATTTAGCTAATTGGTTTTTTAATGGAGCGCATCCTTTTTTATGATAATTTGAATCTGATGAAATATAGTATACATAGGCACCTTCTTGTTTAATTCTAGCATCATTCTTCTCACACCACTCTTCAATATATTTCATAATTTCAGGATCATCTTTTGGATTAGCAGCCATTCTATACCCAGTTTGCATTCCATCTCCAAGCCATAATCCAAGAATATATGGATCTAATTCAATTTCTTGTTTAGGCCATTGTACACACATACCACGAACACCTGCTAATCGCATTTGTGTAGTTTTATCTAAATTCATATAATCTTTGATACTAATATCAAAAACATTATTATCATCAATAGTTTTACTAAATTTTTCAGCAGCTAATTTTGTATTTTTAATTTCATCTGTATCAGTTGGATTAATTGTTGGTGATTTACGAAGTCTTTTTGGAATTTCAATATCTGGATGTTGACGTTGATAATGACGATTCATATTATTAGCTAAAGACGCATTACATTCAGGACAAGTAATTTGTGATTTATATGCTCTGAAACATTTAGAATTAATTTTTTTCTCAACATTATCCCACCATAAAATAGACCATCCGCAATTATAACTATTCCAAAAAATAACTTTATGATCTGGCATATGAAGAGTTAAAATATGATCTTCATTAACTTCATAGGCTTCTCCTAATGATTGTGTGATACGGTACATTGTACCATTTCCTGTTATTACTTTTTTAACTGTACGAGGAGTTCCATCATCACCAATTAAAATATTACCCACTTTAATTTCACTAGCTAATTTAATATCACCATTATAAAGTGGTATCATTTGATTCTTTCCTAAACATTTGCTTCCCAGACCATTCATCCCCCCGGTAGTTCGCTCTTCACTATCATTGTAATTGCTACTAGTAAGGAGTTCGCCGAAAATCATTGATGGTACAAGTGTCTTATGAACAGGATGTTCTTCAACAGGGATACCAATATCACCATTATTATAAACACTAATATAACCTTCCATTTCATTATATTCTACTTTAATAGTATCACAAGATGGGTCATTAACCGATGCATCACGTGCATTAACTAATACTTCATCAAAGATTTTAAAAAAGCCAGGAGTAAAAGTAATCTCTTTTTTTATCATCTTATCACACCACACCCACATAAGTTCCTTCGTTTTATCGACATCTCCAATATACATTCCTGGGCGTAATAGGATGTGTTCACGAGGTGTCATTTTATCATATTTCTCAGCATCAGACATTGATTTTTTAGGCATTAAATATTATGGATATTCTTCTTTTTAAACCAAAAATCAATTTTTAATAGAATAAAAAGAATATTATAGTATATATATTATAATGAACAAAGATGTTAAAAAAATACAGAAATCTACCTTATTAAATATTGATAGTATGTTTAGAAATCTATATCCAAAAAATATATATTATACTAATGGTATGATTCTACCAACAAACCCATTTAAATTTACCAAAGGTTCAAGTATAATTAATATTAATTATCCGAGTCATAATTTATCAATAGGAGACAATATAGTGATTCAAAATGTAAATGGAATATCAAAATCACTAATTAATAGTATTTATTTAATAAATGGTTTTAATTATTATGTTATAATATTTGGAAGTAATATGATAGATATTGATTATAAAAATAATACAACAGAATTATATATTAATGTTGAAGCGGTAAATCAAACAGATACAAATATATTTAATAATATATGTTTTAATGATATTGTTGGATATAAACAAGTATTTATAGGAAGTGCAGACATTCCCCAGCGTTTTTTAAATGCAATCTATCCTACTATTATGACTATAGTAGGTTCTAATATTATTACTAATATGTCAACTTTTATAGATTATATTAACATGAATTGTTTATTTGTTCCTTTACCTACTAATTATATTAATACAATATCAGATTATTATCAGATAAAACAAATATTTAAAATTACTTATCAACATATTGCTGGAATTAAATTAGGTTATTTAAATTCAAACTATCCAATTTCAAATATTAACTATCAGGCAAATCAATATGTATATAATATTATAGATAGTGATAATTTTATGATTAATATAAATTATAATGCATATGGAGATTACACTGGTGGTGGTATGAATGTACAAATTATGAAAATTATAGATAGTATTCCAGGATATCCAAGTGCTAATAATTACGTGATTAATTTAAAAAAGAGTTTTAACAATGTTACTAAAATAGAATTAGTAGGTTCAGAAATACCATATGTTGATATTATTGTACAAAAAAATGTAAATGATAAATTATATTGGAAACATATACAAGATGGAAATACTGTTTATATGTTACAAATTGATGAAGGTTTCTATTCAACTACAACATTATTAAATAAAATTCAAACTGAAATAAATAAAGTTCCTAGAAATATTAATAGTATTAATATGATTTATAATAATTTTGATGTAAAACTAGAAACAAATATTAATAAGATTACATTCATCCCTTATATTATGACTTCTATCCCTGATAGTTTTAATATTAAAGTAGGTCCAATTAATAATATCCTTTACTATTTCCTTACTATTAGTATGAATCAAAGTTTTGTTAATGTTGGGGATGTTATTACAATAACAGGTGCAACAGATGTAACATTTCTATCTAATAATAGTATTATAATAATAGGAAGTAATTATTTAAATAAAGAATTTAATATTTATGCAACTAATCCAGAGAATAATACATTTGATGTTATTATTGGAATAGTATCAAGTGTTACTACTAGTATTGGTACCAGTATATTAAATGGTGGAAAAAATATAATGATACGAACTAAAACTAAAGTTAGTTTCTTATTTGATAGAAAAGATACAATGGGTGATATTCTTGGATTTATGAATGTTGGTATGAATGGTTCCATTATTAATTTTGATTACGAGCAAACAAATCATACACAATATATTGCATCGACTAATACAGATTATGTTGGAAATATAATTAATTATAATAGTGGTTTTATTAACTTATCTGGTAAATATAACTATATATTAATGTATATGAATGATATTGAATATGTCCATTCAACTAGTAGTATAGCTTCTGCATTTGCAAAGATTCAATTAAATGGTAATCCAGGAGATTTACTTTTTAATACATATGTAGTAAATCCTGATAATATTTATTCAAAGAGTTTTCCAATTTCTAATTTGACACAACTTACCATTTCATTTACCTATCCGGATGGTTCTCCAATAGAATTTAGAAATGTGAATCATAGTTTTACATTAAGAATAGTAGAAGAACATAATGAAACAAATGATATAAATTTAAATTCTCAAAATATAACATTTGTTGAAGAGATGAAAAAAAATGTTAAAAAGTAATTATATTAACAAACAATTCCTTAGAAATAATACTTCTTTTTAATATTATCAACAAGGTTGCATTTTACCCTTATTTTCAAGTATATAATTTGCTTTTAATTACATAATGTTGGACGATGGCATCTAACTTAAAATATTATATTAATTTAGAACATTTTGAGTATAATACGCGCTAGTGCATGCAAAATAATTTATTTTAATTCAATAAGACTTTGTATTGCACGATAATTATTAATATGAAATTTTAATATATTTTCAACATTCACATACCATAATAAGATAGATTTAGAAATAAATGAATCTAAATATGGAGTAACATTCTTTGTAAATACATCAACTATTTTTGAATCTATTGGTATAATAGATGTTTTTAATAGTTTGAAGAAGTTTGATAATATATCTCGTACCGGTCTTACTGGATTACCTTGTTCGTCAGCTCTTGATTTAAATATCTCTGCTGAAGTTCTAACAAGTTCAGGACATATTTCACAATATAATGTATCTGATAGTACTTTGCCTGTTGATGTTTTATTAATAATATAATCAATTCTATTTGTAATATCATCCATATTATCCATCGATTGACTAAAATAAGTAAATAGAATTCGACGCATCATATATTCAATACTAGTACCAATTACTAATTTACAAATATATACTAACATATCTTCAATAAAATGTAGAAATTTATTATTATCAGTATATTTTTCAGTATTAAAATAATCTTCTGCTAAATCATGATAATGTTTAAATATAACATTTAAGTTATTTAATATTTGTGTATTATTAATATTATTTTGTAATTCTTTTAATAATTCCAACGGTTTCAAATTATAATTATCTTTAGAAGATTCATTAAATAAATTAGACCAGGCTTCTAACATAACTATATTATGAATATTTGTATTATAACGGTCAATTATATGGTTCATATTACGTTCATTATTACAAGTAGAGAGAGATGAATTAATAACCGTTAAATCTTGTGAACCTAATGCATTACGTTTTGTCGTTAAATCCGTTATAGTAGAATTTAATTTATTAATTTCAGTATCTAATTTATTTTTCTTACTAGCCATACCATTCTTCTTTTCTATTTCTTTACTAGTTTTGATTTCATTAAGTTCATTTATTAATTTATTAATTATAATATATTTGTAATCATTCTTAATTTTAAATTTTCCTATATTTTCAAATAAATAGTTTTCATTAGAATTATTATTAGATTGTACTTCAGATAAATATTCAGACAAGAATTGTAATGTGATATAAGTTGATAGATGAAATGAATTTTCTAAATGACCAAATATATTATTACCAAAACTTTCATTGGATTGAATAGTAGATGTTACATCTTTATATAAATATGAGTTCATATTACTGAATATATCTTTCATAGGTATATCTAATGGATTATCATAATGTCCAAATACTTTTTCAATATTATTTTTAATTTGCTCTTCTAAGAATCTTTTAGGTTTTTCATTATCAAAATTATTAAATTGTATTTCTTTATTAACTAATACTTTAATTATATCATATCTATTATTTAAAATAATTGGGTAGATAGCACTACGCCCTTCAATATTAGTAATAAATGGTGACCCCCTATATTGTAATAATAATTCTATAATATTAAGTTTAATATTAGGAACACCATATTTACTCTTTAATTTATTTAAATTAGTAAAATCATTGGGATATAATATAAAATCCTCTATTTTCTTTAAATTTGCCATTAATGGATAGAGATTTGTAATAGTATCAGGATTATAGTCATCTGTTATATCAACACTTGTACTCGTTATACCGACAGGAATAGGAGTATATTTCATAACAATAGAATCAATTGTTATACCAGGAGGTAAATTAGATATTTTTGTTTTATATATAGATGTAACTGCATTATGTATATATACTTTAATTTGTTCTTTCACTATTTCTTCTACCATTTTTGCTATTACTTCATAAGCAGCTAAATCATCCTTAACTGTAAATCCTAATTTTCTTCTTAAATTATTAACTATAGATATAATACTAGCAAGTGGATTGGCGGCTAGATTTGCATTAGGAACTGCAGGAGCACTAGCAATAATTCGAGATGCTTTTTGTAGTAAAGGCAATGCTTGCTGTAATCCCTCTAAATCAAGTGGACTATTTGATGTGAAATTGGGAATAGCTTCTAATTTTCTAATTATAGGGTTAATTTCTTCGACAGGTGTCTTTCCATTTATAAGAGGATTTATACTTTTTACTATAGCACTTGTTATATTTATAAAGTTTGGTTGATTTATATGCACTTTTATAAGATCAATCATATTTATCTGGTCAGGAGATGAATTTAATGCGGCATTTCGTATTAATATCAATGCACTCTCTATATCATTATTATCTATTAGTATGGATGCAATGTTTAATATAGGTTCTACATTTTGTATTCCGTTCACTGCTTGTGCCGCTAATATGGCTGCTTGTGCTAGGGCATTAGTAAATAGATTAGGTGGTTGCATATTATTTAGTGCAGCTAGTAATTGTTGGTCAATAACTGGTAAAACACCACCAGCTGCAATAACAGCTTGTGTTTTAGCTTGTGCTTCTGCTTGTGCAATTCTTAATAATTCTTGTATTCTGATTAATTGAGAACGTAAGGTAGCTTTATTATTTTCCAATTTATTTTGAGCTGCTTCTAACTTTTGGGTTGCATCTGCTTTTTCTTTCTGTGCTTTGGCTAAGTTGTGTTCTGCCTTAATTTTTTGTTCTTCAGTAGATAGAATATTTCCAAGTATAATAGTCAAAGCAGTAGTAGCAGCTATTACAGCTTGTGTCTTGGTAGCTAATTTAGCAGTCATACTATTAATTTTAGCATCAGATTGTTCTATTTGTTGGTTTATTAATACTAATGGTACCATAATATCAATTATAGAGCTTGTTAATTTATTATCTATACCTATGATTGCATTTCTTGCTGCCAATATAGTTTCTTGTATTACTTTCATATCAGTTGGTTGAGTTAATATATCTATACATGCAGCTACTACTGCTACCATTCTAGAAATATTATCATTCTCTTTTTGTGCAATATTAATTGTACCTACTTGTTCAAAAATATCTTTAATAAGCATTATCATTGAATATTTATAAAACTTGTCTAATGCATTTTTTAAAGAAGGAGGTAATTTACTATCTTTCAATATTTTAAAATATTCACCACCAAATTGAGTTGATTTGTCTGGTAACTTTTCAAAGTAACCTCGTTGATTACTATCATTAACAACGGTTTTAGCATCATTTGGTTGTATGTTTTGTGCTATATCTCTATTATCTACATCAATATTTATAGAATATAAATCAATCAAAGGACCGCCAAGTTCTTCATAATAAATATTATTATCAGGTTGATTAGTTATTTGATAATAATTAAATTTACTTAATTTTATTAGTTTATCTGGTGAAAATAAATAATAATATAAATAATAATTTGAATTTATTGTGTTTAAATTCAAAGCTAATTTAATATAATCAATCATAGCAAACTTTATTTCTGTCACTGGTTTTACATTAATAAGATTCTTATAAGTCTCTTCCATTTTATTTATAAAATTTCCATATAAATAATTGAAGAACTTTAAAAGGTTAGACTGTTTAACTATAGTAGGATAATAGTCAGTATATAATTTCTTTAATCCCGTAGAATCACCAATTGTTACTAGGAGTGATATAGCACTACTAATAGAATTTGTATTAGTTTTAATTTTCTTTTGAATTCCTACTATTCTATTTATTAAATCAAATAAATATACTATACTACCAGTATGAACAGGTAAATAATTAGAATAGGTCTCATTTATCATTCTTAATGTATTATCAATAAATGTAACACGATATGAACTATTATTTGTTTTTAAACTAAATATCATATTTATTATCATAACTATAATATTTCTTATAGTATCAAATTCTGTTTTCTTAATTTTTTCAATTTCAACTACTTTCAAATTAGTTCTTATATCAGTAGGAATATATGATTCTGATTCATATTTTAGACTATTCATTTTATTTTGTATTTTATTTAGTTCGTCTTCACTTATACTATCTATTTGTATTTGTAAAGCTGGTACAACTGGTGGAGGTTGAGGTAGAACTAACATGAGATTTGGTTGAATATGAAATAATTCAATAATTAAATAGCTTCTTAAAGGGTCATCAATTGTGTCTATAACTCGTATCATGATATTACTAAAATTTAATAATTTAAATAATATAACCCTCAAACATTCCTCTATTTTTATCTCTTCTGTAACCTTCTGTATTGGTGCATTATCTAATACTCTCCTTATAATATTCTTAGAATGATATATATCAACTATATTTGTAAATGCATCGAGCATTGAAATACCAATTTGTCTAAAATTATTAGCTAAAATAATATTATTAGAATTATTACGTTTTATTGGTATACTACTTTCTAATATATATTTTAATTGATTAGATACTGCAGTTCTTATATCATTTGCTGATAAAGTTATATCAGCTAATAAAATATTTATAGACCCTTTAATTGTTTCTCGTATATTAGTAACTAATTGTACATTTACAATATTTAAAATATTTAAATAATTTGTAATTATATTATCTATTATCACATTATTTTGAACTCTAGGTAGTTGATTAACTAGAGGATCTGGTAATGCAACAAATAATATTTCATCTAAAATTAATTTTATAAGATTAGGTAATATAGCATTACTCATAGTATTTTGTACATTAGATTTTACATAAAGTTGCATATTTTGGATTATATTTTGTTGAAATTGTGTTTGTGGAATTTGATAAATATTTTTTAAATTTACTAATACCATGTTATTTGAAATATTATCTTTTATTGTATATACTATATTATTAACTATATTATTTGGTATTGCATCTATTTCGGTTTCTATTATATTATATATCAAGTCTAATATAAAATTAACACTGTTATTTTGAACTCTTACTACTTGAGATGCATCTGTGAATGCTATTGTCAATATTTGTTCTACTACTGGTACTGCGTATCCTGCTATAACTACTGGTATAGGTATAAAATTTACCATTCTTTCTAATGCCTCTATTGATTCTAATCCTGGTTGTAATGTTAATGGTAATACTATTAGTACTACTAATTCTCTTAATATTGGCGGTGCTACTGCTAATACTTGTTCTATGCTTTGTACTACTAATGTTATTTGTAGTGGTACTGCTTGTAATACCAATATTAAATTATTTAATTCTGCTGCTACTGCTGGTACTGCTGCTACTGCTGGTACTGCTGCTGCTGCTATTGCTATTATTGCTCCTAGTAATGGTGGTCCTAGTAATGGTGCTCCTGCTAATGCTCCTCCTAAGATTCCTGATAATGCTACTAATGGTGCTGCTAATGGTCCTATAATTCCTGCTAATGTATTTAATGCATTTATTATTCCGTTTATTGCTCCTATTTTTTCATTTTGTGCAAAATCTATATTATGTATTTGAGATTTTATTTCCCTTCTTATTGAGTTTGATAATATTGTTTTATTTGGTATATTTTCAATAATAGCACTTATTGTTTGATTTGATGCAAATGTTATTGCATTTGCTATTTCACTTTCTGCTATAGTTAGCACTTCATTTTCTGTTCTAGCTATTTGAATTGCATTGTGTATTCTTTGTATGGCTGCATTAGCAGCAACTATAATTGCAGGATCTATTCTATCATTTATCATTTGTATTATATTTGGTGGTAATTGTACATATTGTGCAAATTCTGCTATTATATGTGGTAATCTTAATATTTCAGACAGCCCTTCTATTTTCTTTTCATTATTATTTGCAGGAAATGTTATAATATCAGGGTCAATAGAATCTGGAGTAAAACTATCTACAATATCTTTAATTTCATCTTTCATATATGTCATTTCATTCTTAATTACCTTCTTAATCTTACCATTACGTATTAATGCCAATGTATCATTCTCAATAGGTGACCAAGATGTTTCCTCTTTGGTGTGAATACCTATTTCAATAGGTGCAAATTTACCAAAATTATTTTCAATATCAGTAGTAAGACTCTCTATAGTAATACCAATACTTTCACTAATTCTATCAGTATTAGAAGGATTAGATATAATAAATTCAGATATATTTTTACTAGTATTTTCTAATCTAGATTTTATTAGTTTATCATCAGTAGTTATATTATCAATTGTATTTTTTATTGTAGTTAAAAGTGGGAACATACTATCTGCTTTTGTTTTATTTCCTATCATACCTGATAATTGTTTCTTTATTTCTAATAATTCTGCCTGTTTATCAACATCAACATTTTTGGGAGGAGCAATAAAATCCATAACATCATTTGTTTTATTAATAGTTTTTATATTACCAGTTAACAAGTAATGAAATGGTGTTAATCCCATATTATCTTTATAATTTGCATCACATCCAATCTCAAGTAGATATTGTACAACTTCTTCTAATTGTTGCTTGCAAGCAATATGGAGAGGTGTAATATTATATTTATTTGGCTTATCAGGATTACACCCATTCTGAACTAAAAATTTAATTGTACTTAATTTATTAAGAGAAGTAGCTTTTCTTGGGTCAATAAAAACAACTTCGTGAATTAAATTTTCATCCATGTCATTAACTACATCTAATGGTATGCTATTAACCAAAGAATGTTGTAATAATTCGTGGGTATCTAATCTGGATACCATACTAAAAAGTTCTAGTCCTTTTTTAATATCATAGGTTGGTAATACTCTATGTGGTTTATCAAATCTATTAATCATTTTATTATATTAATAGATATGATATAATTTTTCTAAGATTAAACTTAAAAATCTATATTAATTTTCTTATTAAAAAAATTATTTGCAATTGCAACCGCAAGCTTGGGCAATAACATTGTCAGGATTCTTGCCTAATGGCATACAACTACCATTAACATTGCAAGTATTTATTTTAGTTAAATATGCAACCTCTCTATTTACAATTGTATCACCATTGCGTTGAAGAAATAATTTGTAATCTTGAGCAGACTTTATATTATTAACATTACGAATATGTTGTTCAAAACCGCGATTAGGAAAGTAATTTGTAATAAATCTTGCATCTTGCATCAAGGCAGGGCAGCCATAATTGAAGTAACGATTATCCATTATATATTATTAATTAGAAATAATATTTATAAATATTATATTTTTGAAGCTAAAATTTCATCAATTATTTCTTTCTTTGTTTTATTTTTTTGTATACCATTTATTTTTTTGGAAAAAGTAATATTTTTTTTCTCAGCTATCTTTTTTAAATCATTTACTTTCATTTTATCTAAACATGTCTCACTATATTGAGATGTAGTATTATCTCTTTTTGGTGATATGCTTAACGATGCAATGAGGTCATCAATATTTGTTTCGACTTTAATCATCTCTTGACTTTTTTCTTCTATTTTATCTATATCAGTTTGTAGTTCTTTTTTACGTTTGACCGATTCAATACTTTCCAAAAGTGAATTTTGTGTTTCATCAAAATGCTCATTATCATTTGAATAAATTGCAATATGATTTGATACTTCAGTAGTATCAGAATGCATCTTTTCTGAAAGATTTTTAAGAGTAGGTATTTCAATTTCAGTTAACTTTTCTAAAACCTCATATAACTTTTTAGGTGAGACCTTTTGCAAAGTATCATTCATAATAGTAGGTGTCATATCAATTGTAATTAATTTAGGAGATTTATTAACTAACATTAAACTATCATTATTATTCTTAATAGGAGAAGTTGGTTTTAGCGGTAGTGCTAATACTGGTGTATTATCTTCTAATTTAGGTATTATATCAGATCTGTCCGTTTTAACCATTTGTTCAATTTTATCTATTTTCCCACGTAAGAATTCAAGTTCTTTATAAAGAAAATAAACAACTAATGTAAGACCTAAGAGGATTATAAATTTATAATCAAAAATTTTCATATTATAATTTATAAATATTCTAATTTTTATATAAACTCACCGATAAATATTTTTTCTAGGTATTATATATGATTTCACCAAATGATATTCTAGTAACTAAGACAGATTTAAGTTTATTTTCAACTATTTTAGTTATAACAAATCTTGTTAATCATCAATTTCGTAATACACCACTTTTAGATGATAATTGGAAAAATCTTTCTGTAGCAACCTTAGTAGGTGTTGTAGTACATAGTTTATTAACTAATAAATTAAGTTTTGGATTAAAAGAACATATCAATAGCGATAATAGTGGTATTAATATGGCAATTTATGATTTAGTTAAATTTAGTACAATTTTTGGTGCTCAAAAATTAGTAGTTTCTCATTTAGAAGGTAAGAAACCTGATTTTGACCAAGAATGGTTAATGAGAAGTAGTTTTACTATTGCTGGATATTGTGCTTTTAGTATAGCTGTCCAATCAATGATACCAAAAATTGATAATAAATATCAATTATTATTTGATGATATGATTAAGATGACTATGGGTTCATTATTAGCTAATTATATGATAGATGGAACTATTACAAATATACGTTTTATGGAATTGATTGGATTATTAAGTAGTTTTATAATTTTCCATATATTTATTAAACAACATATTGTACCCCCAGAGAAATTTGACTCTGGTGCTTTTTCAGTAAATGCTATAATTCCATCCTAGTTCTCAAAAAGTATGCGAATGCTGAAAGCAATCTACAAATAAAAATATTTAATTCTTCACACTTCTAAATGTTAAAAGGTTTAAAATCTAAATAATATAAATAATATAAATGACAGGAGGATTACTTCAAATCATATCATCTGGAAAACAAGATATATATTTAACAGTTAAACCAGAAGTTACATTCTTTAAAAAAGTATTTAGACGACACACTAACTTCTCAACCGAATTAGTAAGAATTAGTTCAGAACAAATAGCAGATTATGATAATATAGTTACATTTATATTAAATACAGGTGATTGTATACATCGATGTTATCTCGAAATAGATTTACCAACTATATCATTTAGTGATAATATGATAACTAATACTAATTATATAAATCATAAAGCGACACAAATAAGTAATATTAATACTATAATAACAAAGTATACCACCTATTATACTAATCTTAAGGGATATGTTGATATTGAAGCACAATTATATAGAATTTTATCTACTTTATTAGATTCTGATAATATAACAATTAATTTATTAAAAGATACAGTTGCTAATTTTAATCAATTAAATAAATCAACTAAAAATTTTTATAAAAATAAGTTAGATATAACAATATATAATATGATAAATATTACAGGATATATAAACTCAATTAGTTTATTATTAACAACTAATACAACTTATGATACAACATTATTTATTGGTACTAATGTTATTAAAACTATGATAAAAAATATGTATGATAATATGGTTACAAATTTAAATTTTTATAATAAGATGATAGTAACAAATACAACTATATTAAATAAGCTTAATAGTATGAATATGATAAATTTTAATTTTGCAGAATATTTGGGTCATAACTTTTTTGAATATTTTAGTCTTGAAATAGGTGGTGTAGAAATTAATAGATATTCTAATGATGTACTACATATTAATCAATTACATCATATAAAACCAGATTATATTACTAATTATTATAATATGATTGGTCATACATCAAATATTTATACTCATAATATGAATCCTAAGGGCGGTAATAAATTATTAATTCCTTTAATATTTTGGTTTAATAAAAATGCAGGTGCTAGTTTACCCTTAGTTGCATTACGTAATACAACCATATCAATTAGTGCCAAAATATCTAGTTTATATAATCTGATATGTTTTGAAGATTATGCAACATATTATAATACTATTGTAAATATAATGATAGATGTTGTTGATAATTTTAATCTAGACACCAACTTAATTTATACAGAATATAAATATAATATTGAAGAGAGGAAAATTAATTACACATGTCTATATATTAATTCAACCTTATTAGCCTATACATTTCCTGATTTAACAAGTGATGAGATAAATATTATTTTAACATCAGTAGGTACACAATATACAATGAATCAGATAACTAAAATATTAAATCCAACAATGGATATAGTTGATATAGCAGTAATGAATGGTAATAATGGAGAGGTATCACAATATTTAATAAATATGAATCAATGGATAACCTTAATGTTAAATATAAAATCTTCTATTTATAATACTATTGCCCCTAAAATTGGTAAATATTATCCTTATATAAATTTTGATTTATATTATAGTATGATTCCAAAACCAAATATTAATATGATTGTTGAAGCTATTTATATGGATGATATTGAAAGATATAAATTTGCAAGTTCTAAATTAGAATATGTAGTAGAAGTATTTGATGAAAATCAATTTAATATACCAAATCAATCAACCTTTGATTGTGAATTATCATTTTTAAATCCATCAAAAGAATTAATATGGTATTGTCAACCAAAAGTTTATAAAGATAAATTTACTCCATATGGTAAAAATAATACTTTATTATTTGATACATCACAATATTTTACTAATAATTTAATAAAAAATCAAACATTAGTATTTGACAAATATGATATATTATTAGATAGAGTTGACTCAAATTATTATACTTATGTATTATCTTATCGATATTTAAATAATATATTACCACAAGGTTTATTTTATCAATCTTTTTGTTTATATCCAGAAGAAACCCAACCATCTGGAACTGCTAATATGAGAGAATTAAAAGGAAAACTATATAAAATTCTTTTTAATAAAGAATTTTTAACAGAATATAAAAACTTATTAGAACAATTTTATGGAGTAGGAAATAATATGGTTACTAGTAAATTAGCATTATCATTAAAATTTATTAGTAAAAATTATGATATGTTTATTGTTCATAAGGGTACTTGTAAATTATTATTTAGTTATTAGTACTATAATTTTTAATATCATCTATATCAGTCTCAGAGTCTATATCTTTTATTATTATATTAACAATAGTTGGATTAATCATACTATTTATTTGCATACAAATCATATTATATGATGTAAACAAATCAATAGATTCTTCTAAAAAATTACTAACTCTTTCATATATAGCTTCCATATATTTTATAATATCACCAGCATCAAGACTATCATAATCATCTATTGTAAGTAGGGGTATTTCAACAATTTCAAATACTCTTTTTCCAACTAATTTTAATATTAATTCTAATCGATATATAATATTTTCATTAATATCATAATATGATTGTTCAATCCATTTATTATTTTTATTAATATAAGATTCTAATTTTTTATGAAATGGTTCTTTAGATTTAGAACAATCATATATAGCTTCAAATTTAATTTTTAAGTTTATTATAGTATCAATCATATCACTAGTATTTAATTTCCAGAATTTACTATTATTATAATTTTCTTTCCATTTTTCTAAGAAAGCATTATATATTCTTTTCTTTTTTAATAGTTCCTGAAAATTATTTAATATGTCTAATGATATGGAATAATCAGGTATTGATTTATAAAATATCTTTTTTATATTATAATCACATACACTCATAATATGATATTTTAAAAACAATCTCAATATAATACTAAGATTCATATCATCTATAGTATCAAGATGAGGTACCAATGAAAATAAAAATATAAATGGATATTTAATTTTTTCTATTTCTATTTCTATTTTTTTAATATCAAGTATATTGGTTACCATTATAAAATATAACATATTTTTTTATGTAAAACGAAAAATAATATATTTCTAATTATAGTGTGGTATGAGTAATCAAATAATGTTACCTCCTAATATTTATAATATTTATAATTTTTTTGAAAAAAATAATGAAATCCCTTTAATAAACAATCATATTATGAAAATAACACATGATGATTTAAATTTTTATCGTATAGATTTGAAATTACATAAGAATATTCCCCCTTCTTTTATAATAAAATATTTAAGAAATATAGATTATAGAAATATATTTTCATCTAATTCTATTAAATTTAAACAAATAGGAATTAGTTGTGCAAATTATTGGGTAGAAGAAGAAATATTTAATAATGTTAAAACAATATTTACTTGGGTATCAACAAAATTTCAATTAATATCATATATTAGCAAAATGAATGAAAATACACAAGATAAAAAATATTATAATTGTTATAAAATATTAAATGATACTATAAATAACTGTTATATATTAAGATTTGAGACTGTATATAATATTATGGATATTGATCAAGATATTAATGTGTCTATTTATTTACATATGATTATAAATATATTGAAATCAAGTTATAGTATATTAAAAATACCGGAAGATGAATATCCTGACTATTTCAAAAATATATGATCACTACGAATCCATTAAAAAATAGTTAAAAAATATAAATAAATAATATTTATATATAGATGCCAAATAACAAATTTATTAATATTGTAATGAATGAAAATACTAAAACTACATCGAATAATGAATATAGAATAAATAAAATTAATAAATATATAAATAAAAGAACTAAAATATTAAATAATTTTATTACAAAATTTCCTATTACTATTCCTATTACTGAATTAATAAAATGGTATGACCTATTTTATGATTATTCTATAATGGGAAAAATAGAAGAATCTAAATATTGGATTATCATGATAAAGTTAAATAACTCTTTTGCATGTTGGAATACAACAATTCATTCTATATTATTTAATATTTATTGTACAAATTATTTACATCATATAGAAATACCCGAATTTTTATTATCATTACTTGTTTTTAATGATAATTCAGAATATTTTATTGAATTACAAAATGAAATTATAAAAGAAGTAATCGATAAAATAAATATACTATCATATATTCATCTATCAGATAATATAAAATTTAATCTAATATTTAATATTAAAACAAATACAGATATTGTATATAAGATTAATACTCAAAATTTATATGATATCTATAATAATCGTGAAAAGTACCCAACTGAATATAATACAATTATAAAATACTTTATTAAATTTAATAAATTCCTATAAAATACTGAAATTTAAGTATTTAAACAAATAAGGTATATTATACTTAATGGGTATCCCGCACTTTTTTGCATGGTTGTTAAAAAATTATAAAAAAGATGGTTTTATTTTTACAAAAAATAAACAATCTGAATCAATAGATTATTTCTTAATTGATGCAAACTGTATGATTCATCCAGTTTGCTTCCGTATATTAGCTGAGAATCCTGATGTAACGGATAATGATAAATTAGAGAATAAAATGATTAATGCTGTTATAGAGTATTTTGAAAAAATTATTAGTTTTGTTGAACCCACAAAAGGAGTTTATATTGCAATTGATGGTGTTGCTCCTGTAGCAAAAATTAAACAACAACGTTTGAGAAGATTTAAATCTGTAGCAGATAAAAATCTATGGGATAATATTAAGAAAAAACATAATATCCCAATTCATAATCATTGGAATAATAATGCAGTAACACCTGGAACAGAATTTATGGAGAAACTCCATAATAGGATTATGAGTTGGGCATCTGAGTATAAGAATGTAAAACAAATTATTTATTCATCTAGTTTTACACCATCAGAAGGTGAACATAAATTATTACAATTTATTAGAAAGAATCAAATGAATGGTATTACTGATTTATCATATGTTATATATGGATTAGATGCAGATTTAATTTTCCTCGCTCTTACAACTGGATTAGATAGTATCTATTTATTACGAGAATCAAATGAGATTTCAAAGAATGGTTCGAAAGAAGTATTAAACTATGTTAGTATGAAGATTATGAAAGAATCAATAGTTAATACTATTAAACATTATTGCAAGAAAGGTGATATGAGGATTAATACATTTGAAGGAGTTTCTATTATAGATGTGAATAAATTAGATAATAAGAAGATTATAGATGATTTTATTTTTATGTGCTATTTTCTAGGAAATGATTTTTTACCTCATATCCCTTCATTGGATATTCAACATGATGGAATTGAAAGTTTAATTATTAAATATACTGAAACAATAGGTGAAATATTATTAGAAACAAATAAAATAGAATATTTAATGGAAAATAATATGAATAATACTAATTTTAATAAGGAGTTTTTATATCGTTTCATTAATAAATTAAGTGAAATGGAAGAAAGTGTATTAAGAGAAAATTATGCAACTGGAAAACGACGAAAGATGAATGATGGAAATGATTATGAGAAAGAGATGCATCGTATTGAAAACTTACAATTTAAAATTTTTGACCCTATACAGTTAGGTTCAGATGAGCCTGAGAAATGGCGTTTTAGATATTATAATCATTATTGGGGGGTAACAATGGATGAATTAGAAGAATTTAGTGAAAAGTTAGTAGAACATTATATGTTAGGAATTAAATGGGTTACATTATACTATTTTAAGGATTGTCCATCATGGTCTTGGTATTTCCCATATGACCATCCTCCATTTATTAGTGATATTGCAAAATATTTATTAAAACCAAGCAAATTAGAATTAAAATTAGATAAACCAATTAAACCATTTGTTCAATTATTAGCAGTACTACCTCCACAATCTAATTTTCTACTTCCAACTAATTTGAGAAAGCTAATGATAAATCCAAAATCATCTCTTATTTTTGCATATCCAACTGAATTTGAACAAGATTTTTTAAATAAGACAAAACATTGGAAGGGTATTCCTAATTTACCACCATTAGATATGGAATTATTAAAACATTGTTATTCAAAATATGAAGATGAAGTTAGTAGTAATGAAATGAAACGTAATAAGATAGATAAAATTTTTTATTTTTAGGAAAATCTAGAAAAAGTTTTTAATAGAAAAAATTTTTAATAGAAAACGTTATAATATATAAAAAAATATATAATAGATTAATTAATGAAAAAAAAATTTGATTTAATACCAGAAAGAATTAATACAATTAAAAACATGATTACTGGACATATAGATTCAATTATTAATTTTCAAAATAATACTGAATTAACTCAAAGTTTAGAATATCCATCTAACACAGAAGATATACGTGAATTACTACCTAAAAAATATATAGATTTTACCAAAGCTATATCTGAATTAGGTGGAAAATTATTATATATAAAAAGTGGTTCAACTGGTCATACATTCAAGGGGGTTCATCCACCACCTAATGATATGAATAAAGAACCTTATGCAGTTAAAATTGTAGCTTATCCAAAAAAAGAAAATTATGGTGATATGTATAATATTAAAAGACCTGAAAATGCAGAGTTACTTATGATTCGTTTATTATCTTATTTTGTTATTAATAATCAATCACCTCATATTGTGTTACCTATAACAACATTTAATACTAGTATAAAACCATTTTTAAGTTTAACAAAAAATAATATAGTTAATAATAAAAAGTTTGAACAATTTATTGAAAAATATGATAAAGGTGAATATTATATGAATGTATCAATTTTAGTTAGTGAGTGGGCAAATGGTGGTGATTTATTAGATTATTTAAGAAAGCATTTTAAATCATTAAAAACAAAAGATTGGAAGGTTATATTTTTTCAAATATTATCAGTGTTAGCAATCATTCATAAACGTTATCCATCATTTCGACATAATGATATGAAAGCTAATAATATTTTAATTCATACTGTAGATATAAATAAAAAAAAATATATGTATGAAATAAATAAACAAAAATATATTGTACCTAATATTGGTTTTCAAATTAAACTATGGGATTTTGATTTTGCTTGTATTCCAGGAATTGTTGATAATTCAAAAGTAGATGCAGATTGGACTAATAAAATTAATATTAAACCCGAACAAAATAGATATTATGATGTTCATTATTTTTTTAATACATTGACCCGCAAAGGTTTCTTACCAGAATTTTGGACAACAGAAGAAGTTCCAGACTCAGTTAAAGAATTTATTAGACGGATTGTTCCTGAGAAATTTCAATCTGGCAAATTAGTTTCTGATAGAGGGAGAATCTTAGTTAGTGATGAATATATGACTCCTGATGATATTATAAAGACAGATCCTTTCTTCGCATCAATGCGTAAAGACTAATTTTATTAAACACAATTACAATAATTGACACGACCAATAGCAGCAAAGCCGTATTTTAGAGAATGCTTGTTTTTGTTTCAGAACTAACTTCATAATCTAAAAGATTTACAGTACTTGGAATCAAACTATCATCTGACATATTAAATTCTTCTTTATGTTTTGATTTTATAAATATATTTGTTGCATCAAACTCTTTCTTTATTTTAAAAATAGAATCAGTATTATCTTTAGTACTTGATAAAGGTTTTATTTTATTTCTTTCTATTAATTTAATATTTTGTATAGTTAATGTTTTTGGACTCTTATCATAACGATAAAATGATTCAATATATAATATTATACTTCCTATCATAAGTCCCCTATAACTAATATCCGCAGATATTTTAAATGGTTCTATCTCAATTCCTCTAGGATTCTTTAATATAACTAATTTATCTAATAATTTTATGTTATCAATTTGATAGCCTTTACAATTTAGTATTTTATGTAAATTTGCAAGTATATCCTTCTCAAAATTATTAGAGGCTTCATACCGTTCACTGTTTGATGCAGTTAATTGATATATATTATTATCAGGTCGAACAAGACTGTCTAAAAATTTATATAGATTATATGATTCTTCATCTAATTGTTCTGAATTTATTTCCTTATTATTAATATAAGCAAAATCTAATTGACTTTGATAAGGAATTTCAGGGGTGTTTGAAAATACACCTCTTTTATTAACATATGTTAATCCCATAAAATTTTCTACCTTATTTTTACATGTTGTAAACGCACCCTCTAATATATTCATCAAATTATTATTTGCAAGGCGATTTATTAAAAAAAGTATTATAACGAGTATTAATAGTTTATTAATATGATTCATTATTAATTAACTAGAATTTTATTTTCAATATTATTACGAATAATATTATATTTAGAATGATGCAAAATCAGATGACCCGCAATTACCAGAAGGTGCTCTTCTGAGTTCAAAATTACTAAATCTCTCTTTTTTCACAGGTTGAGTGGTAGCTGGTTTGGTAGCTGGTTTGGTAGTTGGTTTGATGGTTGGTTTGATGGTTGGTTTGATGGTTGGTTTGATGGTTGGTTTGATGGTTGATTTGGGAACTTTGGAATGTTCATAATAATCATCACTATCACTATCGCTATCGCTATCACTATCATCGCAATCACAGTAATATTGATGATGCATATTATGATGTTCAGCTTTCTTAGCTGCTGCGGTTGCATTGGTTGCATCTGCAAATTCTTCTAATCCCATATTGTGTTCATCGTGAGCATTATATTCATTTTCAGCAAATTCTTCTAATCCCATATTGTGTTCATCGTGAGCATTATATTCATTTTCAGCAAATTCTTCTAAT